CGTCTGCTAATTTTATCTTGAATTCTAATGCACAGTCATATGCTTCTTCATTTGTCATGTTTTGTGGTAGTGCATGACCTCCTCTGGTTGTCTCTGCATTATATCCATCCATGAAGTCACCTAATTCGTCGACCACTAATATTGGACTTTCTTTTTCCTCTATTGTAGTTTTGATTACTAGGTCTGCATAGCTCAATATTACTTCCTTATTCCATGGAACTGCATACATTGCATTATTCTTTGGATTGGTTTCCATTCCTACATGAACATCTGTAATTGTTGTAGTGTCGAAATCTTTTTCCGTTGCCTTTTCATACTCTATGTATTCTGCTGGCTTAATGTGTTTGCTGATTATTGCTTCGAAATCAAAGTCTTTTAATTCTCCTTCTACGAATTTGTCTTTGAACACAACATTGTATGCTGGGACTCCATAGTGATGTGGCAGGAATTTGTACGAGCTTAGGTCTTCGAATTTCTGATTGTATTTTTTACAATATTCCTCTATTCCTAAAACGCTTTGTGTTTCTGCATCCCAAGCTGATACGAATTTTGGTTTATCTTCGTAGTCATTTGGTACTGTGTCACTTTCATTCTTGACTGACACAGGCTTACCATCTCGTTTGTTTATGATTAGCTCTCTTTGCTCTGGAGTTATAGAGTATTGAGCTTTTTTTCTGTCTTTTTCTGTCCTAACGCTTTTGCCTAAGAATATTGCTTCTTCGGCTGTTAATCTCATTCTGATTATTTCTGACATATAATTGTTTTAGTTACTAAAACCGAGCCTATGTTCGCTTGTCGACCAATAAATGTACTACTTTTTATAGTACTTTTGGTTTTATACCTTAAATTTCTTATAAGGTGCGTCTATCACAGGTGCATCTATTTCTACACCTTCTGACTCTTTTTCTTCTCTAATCTGATATGCTGTTCTCTTCTTCACGAACCTCCAGGTAGCATAACTTGGTTCTTGCATTCTTTTCAATAATGGTATGAATACTGGTGGGTTCTTTCTGCCCTCTAATAATATTCCTGCGACTATGTCATCATTCTTCAATATATCTCTAATGATATATTTATCTCCCTTTTTAATCCATATAGGAAACATTCTATTAACTGCGTTCATCATCTCTGGCTTTATGCTAGAGTCTACACACATCACTTCATCTCCTATATCAAATTCGTCGTCCATTATCTTATTGTTTTTGCCACCTAAAGCCCCTAGCGTAATCTAACTAGGGGCTTATCTATATATTATCTTTGCCACACTTATTTCAGAGGGCGCTCCACAACAACGTGTCGTACTCAAGATATTGTAGTATTCTTTCTGCCTTAGAACTACATGTATCTGTTATTTCATCGGCTATTAGAAGCACTACTAATTTTAGTTCGATTAGTAGCGAGTTAAACCATAGCGGACAAAGGCAGATGATTAATTTGATTACCATATTTTACATCATTCCTGGCATTCCTGGCATAGCAGGAGTTGCTGGTGCACTATCACTTGGCTCTTCTGTGATAACACATTCCGTTGTTAATAATAATGAAGCTATTGATGCAGCATTTTCTAGTGCAACTCTAGTCACTTTAGTTGGGTCGATGATTCCTGCTTTGTACATGTTTGTGTACTCTTCAGTTCTTGCATTGTATCCGAAGTCAGCTTTTCCTTCTCTAACTTTCTGAACTACTACAGCACCTTCGCCACCTGCATTTGTAATGATTTGCCTTAATGGTTCTTCGATGGCTCTTCTTACAATTGATACTCCTGTATCCTCATCTGCATTAATCCCCTTTAATTTGTCTAATGCTTTTTCAGCTCTCACTAAAGCTACTCCACCTCCAGGAACAATTCCTTCTTCGACTGCAGCTTTTGTTGCAGCTAATGCATCGTCAACTCTATCCTTCTTCTCTTTCATTTCAACCTCTGTAGTTGCACCTACATATAATACTGCCACTCCACCTGTCAATTTAGCTAAACGTTCTTGTAGCTTTTCTTTGTCGTAGTCTGAATCAGTAGCTTCTGCTTGGGCCTTTACTTGCCTAACTCTAGCTTCAACAGCATCTTTCCCTCCAGCTCCATTTACAATAACTGTGCTGTCTTTATCAATTGTGATAGATTCTGCACTACCTAACATTTCTGCAGTAGCGTTCTCTAACATGATGCCTTGCTCAGCTGTAATGAAAGTTCCACCTGTTAATGCTGCTAGGTCTTCCATCATGTCTTTTCTTCTAGCACCAAATCCTGGGGCTTTGACAGCTGCAATTTTTAATCCACCTCTCAGCTTATTTACTACTAATGTAGATAAAGCCTCTCCGTCAATACCGTCTGCAATAATTAGCAAAGGTCTTCCTTCTTGAGCAAGTGGTTCCATTATTGGTAAGATGTCTTGCATAAGTGATATTTTCTTATCACAAATCAATATAGCTGGGTTAGCTAATTCCACTACCATTTTTTCTGGGTCTGTAGCAAAGTATGGTGATAAGTATCCTCTGTCAAATTGCATCCCTTCAACTACCTCAACAGTAGTCTCTGTTCCTTTTGCTTCTTCAACTGTGATTACTCCTTCAGTTTTTACTTTTGCCATAGCTTCAGCAATTAGCCCACCGATAACTTCATCGTTGTTTGCTGATACTGTAGCGACCTGTTTAATTTTCTCATTGTCGTTTCCAACCTTTTTAGAAAGTTTCTTCAGTTCATCTACAACCACTACTACTGCTTTGTCAATTCCTCTTTTTAAATCCATTGGATTTGCACCTGCTGCAACATTCTTTAATCCAGCAGTCACTATTGCCTGGGCTAATATGGTAGCAGTCGTAGTCCCGTCTCCTGCATCATCTGCGGTTTTACTAGATACTTCTTTTACCATTTGAGCTCCCATATTTTCTACTGGGTCACTTAACTCAATTTCCTTTGCAACTGAAACTCCGTCTTTTGTTACATGAGGTGCTCCGAACTTCTTGTCCAGAATTACATTTCGCCCTTTTGGGCCTAATGTTACTTTCACTGCATTGGCTAGCTTATCCACTCCATTTTTTAGAGCATCTCTAGCTTCAATGTCAAACTTAATGTCTTTTGCCATTCTATCTATTTTTACTAATTAATTACTATTTTAAACTATTGCGAAGATATCTGACTCCTTCATCATCAGATATGTTTTGTCTTCAATAACTATTTCGGTTCCTGAATACTTCCCAAAAAGCACTTCATCTCCTACTACAACAGTCATCGGTACAAACATTCCGTTTTCATACCTACCAAGCCCAGAGGCTACAACTCTTCCTTTTTGAGGTTTTTCTTTTGCCGAGTCTGGGATGATAATTCCCCCTGCAGTTTTCTCCTTAACTTGAGGCATTTCAATAATCACTCTGTCCGCGAGTGGTCTGATTTTAACTTCCATATATAATTATTTTGATTGTTTTCTTTTTACATCACCAACAGTCTCTTCTTTGTTGCCTGTGATACGTTTATAAATGTCACTATTTTTTACTGCCTCCCAATTAGACATGGATGTATCCACATCCTCTCTGATGATAGGTTCAGTCGTCGACTTTTTTCTAAGCTCGTCATTTTTAGTGATTATTTGCTCCCTTAAAGCACTAGCTACGTGATTTTCACTAGTCTCAAACATCTTAGCGATATCTTTTAGAGAGTTGTCTTTTAGTATTGCCATGAGATTGGCATTAAGTAATTTTTCTTTTATCGTCATGTTAGAATATTATTGCGTGAACAATGTGGGCTAGTAGAGCTATTACTCCGCATGCTATTAAGATTAATGCCGCACATATTGAAAAAAACTTTACGTATTTACGCTGCATCTTGTTGAAGTTTTCTGGTTTGACATTTAGGACAGATTACCATCCCTTTGAGTGCATAGTTATTACCTAAGCAGTGTGCTACTGAACCACACATAGTTCCACCCTCTTTCGCGTAGATGTGTTTTACTGAATCAAATTTCTTTGCCCAGTGAGAGCAGTCGAGTTCATGCCCTGTTGTTGTGAATACTTTTCCCATTTTTCCGATTTTTAAATTATTATATTTTGTTGATTTCTTTTACTAAATAGTCATACATTTCCTCATCTTCTATACCAAGACCTTCTGCAAGACCATCTCCATCACTTAAAGCTGTGATGAAAGAACCGCTTGACATTTCAGGTAATTTATTTTCAAATACTTGGTAGGTAATCCATTCGATATGATCTTTCATACAATGTGGTGCTGAGAACTCTGATGTTGCTCTAAGCAATATTAGCTGGGCAACGCTTTCTGGTTTATTGTTCTCATTAATATTTCTAGCTACTGCCACTTCTTTAGCAATTACTGCTATCTCTTTGTCTATTTGCTCCTTTGTAATCATAATACCGATGTTTTAATGTTTTTAATTATACTATAAAGATACGTACCCCATATGACATAAACAAATTTTATGTCAGAAATCTACTTATTTCTATAAATTAAATCAGTGTATAGCCTTAATCGCTTGGATTTCCATACATATTCGCTATTTAGTAGTTCAATGGCTTTCTCGTATTTGATATCATTCAATTCAATCTTATTCTCATACCTCTTGAATTGGACGACGCCTCCTACTATTAATACTATTGCCAATATAAGTATTGTTATTAATTTCCCTTGAACATTCATTTCTTTGAGTTTTTTTGTTTCTCCATTATTATTTCAAATGCAGTTCTGTTTGAATCTCTTATTTTCTTTTCTACTGTATCTATTGTGTTCCCAGACTTTCTCCTTTGTTCTCTAATCTTATTTCCAAATACATCGTTGTGCGATACTTTTGCTAAAGGAGATTCTTCTATTTCTTCATGGTCAATGTCTTCTGTTTCTTCGACGACGTCCTGAACTAATTCGGCTGTCTGTATTAATGCATCGTTGAATAGCTCAATTTCTGGGCCATCATCTTTGACTAATTTAGTTGCCGTCATTAGCTCTATTAATTCAATCAACTCTTTTGTGGTTAACTTATCGAAATTATATCCCTCTCCGTCAGCCTCTACTTTATCCCTATTAACGAAGTTGTTCAGTTGAATGTTATACTTTTTTGTATGCAGTCCTAATAATCTTTCTTTTGCTATAAGCGCATCCATTGCTAAAATGTAATGCTCGATTCTTTTGTATTTATGTTTAAACCCTATTAATCCAGCAGCCGCCGATATGTGTTTGTCGTGAGTGGAATCATATCTTCTTAGATGTAACCCTATTAGGTAATCTTTATTCTCCTCGAATTCTTGAACTATTTGGGTATTAGCATTCATTATTAATGTAGCCGCATAGTCTGAGGTATACCCTCTCTCTTCTAATACAGTTATAATATCTGACCTCTTGTACCCTTCTTTATACATCTTAATTACATCATTCGATACTTGAGACGTTGTCGTAATCTTCGAATCGCATAATTTATGTAGGAAATCTTTAATAGTTTGTGTCAGCTTGATTTTGATTTTACCCTTATTGACATCTCTCAAGTATGGATAATCGTGTTTCTGCACCCATTTGATTTGCTTACCTTTATATTTTCCTGTTTTAAATACGTATGTGAGTGACATTATATAACTTTTATTTTAGACAATAGTTCTTTTAATCTGTGTTGCTTTTCTGCAGGCAGAATATCTATGTTGAACTCCCTGTCCATATAGTTGTTTATTTGAATGTTTACATTCTGGTCGTGTAATCCCGCCACATTCTCTTTACTCCTCAGTGCCTTTAATGCATATGAATCTGCCCCTTCTTCTCTGAATTTAGAATATAGCGTTTCAAATCTGTCGATGTGACTTAGCAATATCTCTTCATGAGTTACTATGGACGACTTTCTTATTTCCTCTTCTGCTAAACTTATTTCCTTTGAGACATGTACTAATGATATTCCGAACTCTGCACTTATTAAGTCTTTTATCTGCATATCACCCAAGCCTTTCATTTTAGCCTCCAGAATGATTTTTCTTCTTAGCATCATTAATTCAGTGTTTCCTCCTGATGTGCTGCCCAATCCTCCTTTGACGCTACTTTTCTTTAATACCTTAATTTCTGCCTTAGGTAATTTTTTCTCAAAGGCTTTCTTGGCTTTAGCAGCTTCTTTATCTAAGAGCTCTTGCCTAGTCTTAGCTAATGCTTTGAAATTCTTATCCTCATATCTTTTGACCTTACCATTCTTGTAAGTACGCAAGAAGAAGAATATTTTCTTTTCTTTGTCGTTAGCTATCTCTGAAAGAGGTACTCCTGTAAATTCTTTTTTTGCTGGCATTAGTCTAATGTTAAATAAATAAGTTTTTCCTTAGCTCTAGTGATGGCTACGAATAGCAAATTCTGTTCTTGTTCCAGTTCCCATTTCTTTACTGCATATTCTGATGGAATTAATCTCTTGCCCTCATACTTCTCTATTAGAAAAACATTTCTAGCCTCTAAACCCTTTGACTTATGCACTGTCATTAATTGAACACCTTCTCTAGTCTCGTCGCTAAATATTCCTTCGATAAAATTAATAACTTGGTCCATCATACCAAACTTTTTGTAGTCGATAATCATTTTAATAGTATTTACTTTCTCTAAAAGCATTACATATGCTGGGTTGTTCTTGGGTTTTGACAATCCTTTTTCTTTTAGCTTTAATGCCCTAAGTGCTAGTTCTTCGTTTAGTTTCTCAATTCCTATCTGAGTAGATTTCTTTTTCCACTTAGATATGAGATTCACTAATCCCTCTTCGATATCTTTTCCTCTAATTGTGCATTTTAGACCTCTCTGTATCAACTGAAAGTATGCAGATATCAGTGGTCTATTATTTCTGCACAATACAAAATCACCTTCCTGTACCTCTTCGAACTTTCCTTGCCTAACTTCTCCTTCAGCTGCATATTCAAATGGTTCAATGGTTGGACATATCTTTTTAGCTTCTGATACAATGTTTTGTGAACACCTATATGATATACTCAAAGGTAATTCTATTGTATTTGGGAGTGCTGCGAAAGATTTGAAGCTTCCTGAATCTGCACCTAAAAAACTATAGATACATTGGAAGCTATCTCCTAAGCCTATGAATCTTCCATCTTTGCCAATTAATCTTTTTACGAATTCTTGTTGACACTTGTTTAAATCCTGAAGCTCATCTATAATTGTGAAGTCGTACTTTGGCAACTTTAATCTCTCCTGTGTGACAGGTAGATATATCATGTCTACAAAATCAATGATGTTGTTGTCTGTTCCTAGAAACATATTGTACACTTTCATGTCTTCTAGAATACCTATTATATTTGGAATATCCTTTTCCTCAATTACTATATCGTAGTAGAGTGCCACATCCATAATGCCCTGCACATCTGTAGCCGACATGGTCATTCTTAACTTATCTATAATATCTCTGTAAACAAATTGCTTCTTGAATTTTTCTTTTCTCTCTAAATCCTTTAGGTATTTATCTGAGAACCTGAAAGTCTTATATTCGTTGACAATTAATCTTGCTTTGTAGAAACCCATTAGCACATTCATTCCTAATGAGTGAAGTGTCGTGCATTTAATATTAGGTGTGAGCTTCATACTTAGCTCCTCTACAATAGATTTGTTGAATGCTAGAAAAGCTGCTTCCTTTCCTGCTGGAATTAATTGGGATATTTCCACAGCCGTCGTAGTCTTACCTGAGCCTGCAGTGGCATTCACCACTATGTTTTTATCTGTGACCATGATGGTCTCGTAGATGTGCTCCTGATATATAGAGGGCTTCATTTTTGGTTTAACTTCTTCCATTTATACCATATCATTTATATCTACATAAGATGTTTCACCTTTTGCATCTATTATTTCTACTTCTTCATCTGCATCAAAGCTTATTTGAGCACTTGTTCCACAATCGCAGCTATAATCTAGGGTGAAGTGTTTATCTGTACAGTCTACACCTGGATTATCCTGGCACATCATTTCCTCACAATTTGGGCATCTAACTTCCATACTATAAACTTTCTTTTGCCATGTCGATTAATAAATCTGCTTCATCTGCTACCGCTCGGTACTTTTCTACTTCTCGAGTTAGGTAATAAATTTGCCTTCTTTCTCTGAACATAGCCATATGAGAAACATTCTCGTTAGCTATTAATTTGTCTAAAAGCTCTTCTGCTTTTGTTCTTGCTTCATCTTGCATAACACCGATTTTTATTTTATTTGTAAATATTCTGTTAATTTCTTCATGAAAGAAATGTGGTCTGCTGGTATCTTATTGAACTGAAAACCATATTTGCGTTTCTTTAAATCTTTATATACTAGCCAGAGGTCTTCTTCTTTTATAGCACCAAAGTCATTTGCCGAGTCATCCTCTATGTCCGTTTTCTCGAGAGCGCTAAGCACATCTAAGAGTAGTGCCTTATTTTCTCCTTTGTAAGCCATAGCTGTCATAGTGAACCAATTCTTAACTCTATCGTAGTTATGAGTATTCATATTCTCGCTATACCAATCTGCCACATAAGAGGCTTTCTCCCTCACACATTTCTTCTGTCTAGCTTTTACCCTAACCACTTGCCATTGTATGTTGAATTTATTCGACCTCATTTTAATAATTCTTTTACTTTCATATTCATATCGTATTCCACTTCTCTAGCGAGGTGGAAGTGCGACATATAGCTGAGCGTGAGCCCGAAATAATTTGCTACTAATTGGAGGTCGGTTTGACCTAATGTTCTTGAATCCTTCATACTACCGATTTTTTAATTATAACCTAAAAGTAAGACTTAGTTCTGACATAAACAAATTTTATGTCTAAAATCTATCTTAAGTGATTTTATTACTTCTTTGAGAATAAAACCCGAATTCATTCGGGAATAATTATTTATAATTATATGATAATAAACAAAACTAAAATGCATTTGGTATGCTTTTTGGTGTCGACTTTGCTTTCGATAAAGGGTACGACGTTCTTTGGTTATTATTTACGAAGTAAGAAAAGAACTCTTGAGTTAGTGTAAGTATATTGCAATCGTTCTGAACTACATTTCCAAACATCCAGTACAGAGAATTATCAATAGCCTTCATAGGTATATAATCTATGTAGCTGACTCTCGACTCAACAACCTCAAAGTTTCTTTTAATTGTGAAAAAGCCATTGGCTTCCCCTCTTCGTTCTATTAGAGAACCTTGTTGAATGCTTTTAAAGCCCAACAGCTTGGCTAGATTACCGCAACTAATCTTATTTTGAATTCCACCTCTCATCATACAAGACTTATGGTCTTCCCTTAGTTGTTTAATCCTCCCCAAAGTTTCTGGGCTGTTATCCTTAGTTCTCTGATATTTAATCTTTCTATTTATTTTAGTTTTTTCCTTATGTGCTTGGTTTTTAGAATTCTTATGCACATCTAATAATTCAATGAAGTTTTTAAACTTCTTAGTATCTTCCAATCCTTCTACATTTATGCCCTGATACCTATGACTCTTGGCTATATTTTTCTTAGCTCCAGAGAAACGTATCTTGACACCTATTAATTTAAGAGCTCTTTTGTAAGATATAACTTGATAGCCTACAACTTTACCTTTAATTACATATGGGATTAGGAAACCTGCTGTCACAAGCTTCTTTAGATAAATTGTTATCGATGCAGGGGAAAGAGTGGATGCTTCTTCTATGGATTTATTGATAGAGCCAATTCTTAGCTCTCCATCTTTCAATGTTTTCAATTTTAAATAAAACAAATACTCGCTGCTTAACCCTTTGGATTTAGCAGCGCGATAAGAACCATAAAAGTATTTGATGTATTTCCTTTCCATAAAAAAACCCGGCAAAGTGCATAATGAAATGCGAGCTTGGAAAGGCTGGCCGGGTTTTTAGGTTCAAATTATATAGAGATATGATTTGCTATGTATGTCTAAAAAACTCACTCCACGCCTTCCCCTGCGTTGATAAATTATTATGTGGTAAAATTAACTACTTTCTATATACGAAAGTCAATTTCCCTGAAGAATTTTGTGATAAAAGTAAACTTTTTCTATTAAGTCTGTGAAACTCAAGTCGGTAAGTGTGAATAAATACATTCCTGTTATGAAGGCAATTACCTTAATGGCAATGTAAAATATCCTAAAATTCACGTGAACGAAGTGAACTGACCACCATATTTCCTTACCAATGAGTCGAGGTAATTTGAAATAGAACCAAGTCCTTTGAAAAAATATATCCCACTTTGCTACTGTCCCTAAATAAAAGAATGGCTTATTCATTCCATAATTCATAAATTGGTCAAAAACAGCTGTAAATATTAATGCCGACCCCAAAGACCAACAAGCGCATTGAGTTCCCATTGCTAAAAAGAAGTATAGGCGCATAATCCAACGCGACACATGACTTTCTATATATTGCTGTTTAGTTATATGCTCGACATCTATTAATGCTGAGACAGCAGCGAAACCGAGAGCCGCGAATATGCCTAACAGGGCAATCGTAAGAGTGTACAACATTATTTTAAAATGTTTTTATAGTTTAAATAATGTAGGAATGGAACTACCACTAGAGCTAGTGCATAGATACCTAATGAGAAATACCAGACTGGGCTTTCTCTAATAATTTCTGTAATCAAAATAAGGGTCGCCATAATTAACAGCGCCCCTATAAAATTTAATGCTTTCTTTCTTCCAAGAAGATATCCTATGAATGTATCGTTTTTATTTTCCATAGGATAAAGTTAACCATTTTTATTTCGGTTTTCCAAATTTCTTACCGAAATGTGCCCTCTCATGCTTATCTAACCCAATAGAAGGCGCAGTATCATTATGCCAAGACTCTTTTCTCCTAGCAGCTTTTTCTGACTTTTTGCGACCTTTTCCTCGGATTCTTTCATGAGTAGCAATCGAAATAGAGGCGATTCCCATCATTTTTAACTCTAATTCTGGATTGTTAGGACAATGTACTTTTTCGTTAGAGTCTTCATTTTTCACTTCGGCTACGAAGTCTCTTTTACCTTTAACGAATTTCTTATCACAGTCACAATCCGAGCACCAAAAATTTCCTTTTACCATCTTAATATTTTCTTCTACAGTGTTCTGCAATTAATAATGCATCCACAATGCCGTCATGGGCTACTCTGGACCTTTCTGAACCTAAGAATTTTTCTCCAGGAAATAAGCGCTGTGCAGCTACCAAAGAAGTGGCTTTCGTATCAGTCTTCATTTTTCCCTTTGACTTCTTCTTTATAACTGAGACACCTTCCCACATTTCTTTTTGCCAAGCTTTCGGAGCTACCTTTATCCAACGTAATCCGTTAGCAATAGTCATTCCTTCTAGTAAACCTAAGCATCTTCCAAATTGAAAGTTGGCCTTAGCTCCAGCACCAAATATAGAGTGTACGTCCTCTATTCCAACCACACTTATTTCATATGTAGTATTGTACTGTTTAAATATCTCAGCCAATGCAGTGATGTCTATTTCCTTTTCTTTAATCAAAGGGATTTTGCAGTAGTCCACAATTTTCTTATCGTGTCCTATAACTGCAATCGCCCCTTTCTTTCCTACGTCAATTCCGATACTAACCATTTATTTCATTTTAAATGACTTACCTTCTTTAACCCTATTCCCCTTGATATAATCAATTGTAAGGGCAAGTGCTTTCTTTAAGTCCTTATTTTCTACTTTTTTCTTTGTCGAAAAGATATAGAATCCCCATAATTGTGTTTTCTTTCCATAACTATGAGTGAAAACTAATCCTTTAGTCTCATTAGTTAATACTTTCAGTTCTTCGAACAATCCTCCTATTTCTGCCATAATTTATTGTTTTAATTGTAACTTGTAATATTACTGATTTTATTTTCCTTAGTCACTTCTAACATGCTGCAATCCACATTTGGTTGCGATTGTGCTATCATGAATACTGTTTTATCCACATCATTTAATGAAGTAGCGATGGCGCCCATAGCTTCTCCGTCGGCGCTTTCTAATATTTCATCACAGAATAAAAGGTCTAGCCCACCATTCTTACATGAAGTATTAATTAATGTCTGCATGGATAGGATACACGACAAATCTACTTTTGCCTTTTCCCCTCCAGAGAACTTACCGAAGCTTTCTGTAGTTAAATTATCTCTACTTATTTCGATTGAGATTTCTTCCTTCATTTTACCATTAGCTAACTCCCTGAACCCATCTATGACAACCCTATTATCACATTTCATCTTATCTAGGAAATGATTAGCTTGCTGTTCGATTAATGTCAGCGATTGGTTGGCCAAGAATGATTTGAATCTTTTAAAGTTCACTTTCCATTCAGTTATTTCATCTAACTTCTCTGTTTCTACTTCCAGTAGGTTTCCATTCTTGATAATAAGCGACTCTTGTTCCTTTATTTGTTCACCGAGCTTCTTGATTAATGCAATGGTTGGGTCTGGTTCTTCATTTATTTCAAATATCTTCCCCTTGATTTCCTTAATCTCCCCTTCCAATTCCTCTATTCTCCTATTAGCTCTATCACACATTCTTTGCTGAGACTCAACTCCATCTAGGCATCGTTGTAGGCGATTAGCTATGTCCCTTCTATTACCCAGCTCCCTTTTTTCTTCTTCTCTTTTTGCCCTTAGCTTGTCATTAAGGTCTCTCACCTCTTCTTTGAACTCCACTCTAGCATCTTCCAATTCCTTTTCCAATTCCTCTTTAAGTTCTCTCGACTCCTTTAATGAACCATTGGCCACATCTATATCTGTTGCCAGTATTTCGCACACCTGAACTTCTATTTCTAACTGCTCTTTGCATTCTTCTAGGTCCATTTCAACCTCTCCTACTAAGAATTTGTGGCTACACGATGGGCATTCAATTTCCCCCAGAATTATTTTATCTAGCTTAGAGCGCTTAATTTCCGACTCTCGTAATAATCCTTTGTTCTCGAGAACTTCTGTTGACACCTCTTTAATTATTTCTGACACCTCCTGGATAGATGCATTCATTTCATCTCTAGTATCTAGATTGAATTCTGTCTGCCTTTCCCCAATCATTTTCTCAATCTCGTCGATTTCTTTGTAGATATCTTCTACCTTGGTCAACTTAGCTTCCTCGCCTTCTATCTTAACCTTTCTTTCTTCATAAGATTCTAGATTCTTTCTTGCAGCCTCTTCTTCCTTAATAAAGTCTTGGATTCCACCCATCTTCTGCATCACTCTTTCTTTGAGAGACTCTACTCTTTTAGCTTTCTCTGCCATCATATCCCTAACCTTAGCCTCAGATACCTGTTCTTGTAGTAATTCTATTTTAGATGAACAGCTAGCTTTCGCCTTAATTATTTCATTCACAACATTTTGTTGTTCTGCAGCATCCAATTCTATTTGTGGAAAAACTGCATCTATATAATCAGCTTTTGAGAAACGATTTATTACTTCTTTTTTCTGAGTGTCTGAAGACAATAGCAGAGATGCGTATTTCTCCTTTGATATTAAGTAGTAGTTAGCTAGGTCACTGGCACTTATTTCTAAATACTCAAGAATGACCTTGCTTGTTTCTGCAGGCTTTAAATCCTCCAGGTCTTCTCTTAATACATCATTCTCATATAGTTTTACGGTGGTTGCCTTTTTAGCGAGAATTTCTCTTACAATTCTTAGACTCATCCCTATAACTGGATTCTCTATTACTAAAGTTATTGTCGCCTTATCCTGGCCGTTTCTAATTAACTCCTTATTCTTTGACTTACGAAGAGAGTTCCCAGTCATGCAGAAATACACCATTTCTAGAATACATGACTTTCCCGAGCCATTGCTTTCCACACCTCTATCTGTAAGATTTTTCCCATAGATTAGAGTAGTGTCCCTTTGTTTGACTTCAATTTCTGTTTTTTCGTGAGAGAGAAAATCCTCTGCACTTATGCTTTTTAAACTCCACATACCGATGTTATATTAATTCTAAATATTTTTGACCCTTCTTAACGTCTTTAATTTCCCCTGCCTTACAGAACTCCGTGAAAGCTTCTTTGATATTTGACCTATCAAATACTATTAGTTCGCCTTCATTTATCTGCTTTTTAATAACTTTGGTCTCGTCTTCGTATTTTACGTCGAAACCTAATTCTTCCATCTCCACTTTATTTATGGCTTCCAATTTCTCTTTTCCACCCCTAAATAATACCCTTACATGATTTTCTGTATTCTTGTGTTCCTTCTGAACTTTTTTGAGAGCCTCTTTATCTCCTGCCTTAACCTCTACTTTTATGTAGTGTGGAAAGTCTAGCTGGAAGTATTCGAATGTAGCATCATCATATAATACTGTCACACCCTTCTCATTATCTTCCCCGTAGTTTCCTGCAAACATTGAGCCGATGTAGTGGATATTCTTTCCTACCTTACTTCTATTATGGTAATGCCCTACAAATACTGCATCAAATTTAGCAAACATTTTAGAAGTTAATGAGTTCTCCACAGCACTAGCGTCATTATTCTTTACACCAGTAACAGCTATATGCGTGAGGAGTACGTTTTTTCTTGTCGTGTCGACATTTTTTACTGCCTTCTTTAGATAATCCTTGTAGTTGCCATCTTCCTTGAAATAAGGTATGAAATGTATCCTCACTTTACCTAAGTCTAAATGATTGTAGTTCTTAATCAGATTACAATACTTGTCAAATACATCTAGGTAGCTGTTTTCACTGTCTAAATTAGTTTTGTCATGATTCCCTGGGATTTGATATACATCTAAATCCTCCTCATCATCCTGAAATAAATTGAATATTGTTTTTGCTGTACGTAGCGAAGTTTCTGGTTGGGCGTTTCTTGTAGTGAAGAAATCTCCCCCATGACAGAATGTATTTATCCCTAGTTGTTTCATTAGTGCAATTGATTGCTTGAAACATGAAATAACTAATTCCTCGTTACTTTTCTTTAGGTGACTATCTGTACCTAATACTGCTATTGCTTTTCTTTCTGCCATCCGATTTTCCAATTTTAATTATGTTGATGCCCACCCGAGGTTCGAACTCGGAATCTTCTGTACCAAAAACAGATGTGTTAGCCAGTTACACTAGCGGGCATGGGTTTTTATTCTCCTACTGGTCTCGGCTTATATGCCGCTCCAGTTAAGAAGTCAATTCCTATTCCAATAGGAAAAAACCAAGCATTGAAGATTAATGGTGCTACTCTTACCCTTCTTTTTTCTTCTCCAGGCTTAGGCTTAGTTGTTTGGTGCTTTGTAATATGCCCACCGAATACCGATGCACAACTTGAAAATGTTACTGCTATTGCTACTAATAATAATACTTTTTTCATAATCTCTGTTTTTTAATTGTTAGAACCACACATGAGAGTCGAACTCATGGACCCCATCTATGATGCGGTACTCTATCCGGTAGAGCTGTGGTTACTGCCATCCTCATTGCTTAAACCTAGAGGTAGGACTTCTTCTTTTATGCTTTTTTCTTCTTATTTCTAAGAGCTGCAATTCGGTCTTTAGCTGACCCTCCTTTTTTAGCTGCAGGCTTTTCCTCTTTAACTTCGTCTTCGAAAGGTAAAGGTTCCACTACAGGAGCTTCTTCTTCTTCTTCCTCTGCTTCTTCTTCCCCCTCATCTTCTTCCTCTATTTCATCTTCCTCTTCTTCAACTTCTTCCTCTTCCGCAGCAACTGCATTCTGTGCCTCATCTAACCAAGCAAAAAGCATTTCTCTGATTTCTTCGTCAGTCATCTTTTTGGTAACGATGATTCCACATTCGTTCTCTTTATTGAAAGCTTTCAATGCTTTTCTATCCATTGCATCGAAATCGAATTCAGCTACTTCACCTTCTTTTTCAGAAGCCTCTCCTTCTTCATCCTTTGCTTTTGGTGCTGGATATGCTCTAGATAATTCTTCGCATATATCTAAGAAAGCTTCATGTGCGAATACTCCGAAGTCGTTAGCTTCATCTAAGTTTTTTAAACCTTCCATCGCAGTATCGAAATCTGCTGAAGTATAGCAATCCACATATTGGTCATGCAATGAATCGAATTCCATGAAGTCGTCCAATTGCTTGTCTGTTAATGGTGCTAAATTAATTTGCTTTGTTTCTTTGTTGAATGACGAATCGATTTCAGACTTATAATAATCCATTGCCTTTTTAGCATCTTTATTATAAGTAACATCAAACAACCTTCCATCATCTGGGTCAGTGAATGGATTAGTAGACTCACTACCTAATGGCTCATCTGAGCTCTCTCTTGCGATAAGGTCATTCAATCTTATCTTAACTGCTTTTCCAATCGGAAGTTTTCCGAATGTACTTACACCACCCACAACTTTGTCTGCAAACATCATCCATTCTGGCTTCCCAGTAATTCCGTTTACTCTTTGTGCTGGTACTGGAGAATACTTACCATAAATAGGCAATAGTTTTTCGGTAACTGCAGCTTCATCATTACCTTCCCCTCTTAATGTTCTTGTCAAGAACTTGATATATTCATCAACGATATCTTTTCCAACAGAACTGTGGATTCTACCATCAAATACTCTTTTGCGAACCTTTTTCATTTTAGGTACCCCGCCTTCCATGACAACTTTTCCGTCATCATCTCTTTCTTTTACTTCTACTTCCAACCACCATCTTTGAACTGGCACTACAAATGAATGTGTTGCACCGTCTTCCGTTGGGTGTGCTGGGTACAGACGGAATCTGTTTAATCCGTCTTCGATTTTATGATACGTTGCGAACGTATTCTCAAATTCCTTACCTGCAGCTTTATCTACTGCCTTGTCTTGAGCTTCTAATTCAGCTGCTGTGACTGTGCTCTTGAATTTACTTCTGTCAAATTTTCCTGCCATCTTTCTTTTTTTTAAATTAAATTTATTGTTCTTTGATTCTGATTAATATTCCGTTAATTTCTTCTTCTAATAACTCCCTGTCGAAGTCCTCTGGTCTGATTTTGTCCGTTAGTTTATTTAATTTATCGTCTTTCGATTTAACTGCCCAATACAATGAGTTGATTATATCTCGTTGCTTTTGTAGTCGAATAACTTCTTTTACTTTACTTGCGTACTCAGGTGTAGCTTTTATTACTGGCTCAATCTTATTTGTAGAGGGCACTTCGACCACTTTTCTTCCTTTTGTATTCTCATAGGATGTAGTTCCCTCTTTTGCCACCTTTGCATATTCTTGTGCGTAGAAAATTTCCTGGCTTAATTTAGCTCTAGATAAAGATTCTTCTGCAGCTGCCACCATATTCCCTAATCTATTTAGGACAGTTGAACACGTAAGTAGTTCTCCAATAATATTATGGTACTGAATTTTTGTAACCTCATCTGTATCGATTTCGTCAAATGATGTTAGTTTTAGCATCACTGTTCTATTTCCTAATGGAAACTCGATTACTTCAGCGTCGTCGTCAAAATATGCATCGTTCATTAGTCCTTGATTTTTTTAACTACACTTCTAATACTTTGATAAGAGGCATCGAAACCCTCAACCTTACTTATTTCTAAGATTGAGAGTCCTAATGCGTGAAATTTTCTTACCTTGTCTGCCTTAGTTCCTTCGCTTGATAGGATTTCTGCTACACCCTCTAATGTATCGCCTAGATTCTTGGCTGCGGTTCCTACTTTACCCAAAGTTTCTGTTTTTTCTACTTTTTCGATTTCTTCGGCCTTTTCTACCTCTTCGATAGATTCTTCATCAGGAGCGCCAATTGGCTCTTCTTCTTTTTCCTCCTCGAATGCCCTTTCTTTCTCGGCGTAAGTTTCTTCTTGAGGTGCCGCTTCTTTTAATTTCTTGTGAGAGCCATTCTTAGCCCACCCTTTGCCGGATGAATTAGCTTCTCTCTTTTCTAAGATTTCTAATGCGATTTCTTCTGAGATACCCATAAGGGCATTTTTCTCTAATTTTGTTAGGAGAGCCTCAGTGCTATACTTAGATAGCCTCTTTTTTGTCTCCTCACGAACTACTGCTTTTGTTGCCATAACGATGTTGTTTTTAATTAATTATACCCTAAAAATAAATACAATTTCTGAGATAAACTAATTTTATTTAAGATAAAATGATTTTATTTTGCTTTTTTAGCTAAAAACTCTTCATAACCCTTCTTTCTTAGCTCACAAGCTGGACAATCATCGCATCCATACCCCCAATCGTGAAACTTATCTCTGTCTCCATTATAGCAAGTATGACTTTCTGCTATTACGAATCCTAGACAACCTTCTTTCTCTGCCAATTCGAAAGTTTCTGCTTTATCTAAATACATTAGTGGTGTCTCAATCTTTATCAGACCTATATTAGCCATGTTCGCGCTAATGTCCCCATTCGCCTCTCTACCTAGAAATGATTCATGGTCACTTACCCATTTCTCGAATTTCTCCTTACCTCTTCCATTAGCCCCATACTTTCTCATCAGATTAGCCACATACTCACATTTTGCATATGAAAGCCTAAACTCCCAAGTATCTAATTTGCCTAGAGAGTTCTCGTTCTTCTTCCTCTTTGTAACAGTCCCAGCTCCAAAGAAAGCTTGTATTTGATTTAGTATTCCCTCATCTGCCTGCTCTACTGAGAAGGTTGGGTAATATACTTTTCCTGCCTTTGTCTCGTAAGAGCTTCTTGAAAAAGAACCCTCTCCATCTATAAAGCCTGCAATCCACTCTGGAGTAAGTGAGTGACCACTACTTCCAATATTACTCGTCTTTTCTATTTCATTAATAAAAGTACGACGACAATCAAAATAACCACTGAAATCAGTTTCACATGTTCCTGTAACTAAAGTCTCAGCTCCAATCTTCTGTGCGTAAGCGTGTGCCAGCGTTATAAACAATTGATTCCTATTTGGAACGAAAGAATCTGGTAAGCCTTTGTCGTTAAGCTTATTGACGTCTCCGTTAGAAGTTAATGCACTTTCTACTAAAGTTCCCAAGAATGAGATATCAATAACTGTTTGCTTTACCCCTTCACTATTACATATGGTTTTAGCACAATCTAATTCAACAGAGTGTTTCTGTCCATAATTAAATGTAATTGCTTCTACTATGTCATATCGGCTTAGTGCCCAATATAAGCATGTTGTGGAGTCCTGACCCCCTGAAAATATTACTACTGCTTTTTTCATTACTTCTGTTTTATGTTGTTCATTAAATCCTCCCAGAAAGTTCTCAGCCTGCTATCTACATCACCGCATAACTCTACGAAAGGAATATTATATTTTCGGTAAGTCATATAGTAAATTCTTTCTAGTTCTTTTCTATATTCCTCATCCGTATCTCTTACACCATCTGAAACTGCTTCAAATTCTATTGGTAAATAGTAGTGGTGTGTGTACATTGGAAGGCAGCTTAGGAAGATTGCTTCTTGTTCCTTGTGCTCTTCATAAGTGAACTCTCCTTGTAAATAACTCCAAGTTCCATAAACGAAAGCATCGATTGCCCCTCTGTCTGAAATAAATTCTCCGTTTAGAAGACTATTTCTGTAATGAGCTTTTAATATCTCACTTTGAGAGTAATGGTCTGCCTCTTTGTTTATCTTAATACCTGACTTTATTAATGTCCTTACTATTTCCTCATAGATAGGCATGTCGCCTACATCTTTTTTCATGTCCTCTAGAAGAGTTGACTTTCCACTAGACTGAACGCCTGATAATACTACTCGTGCCATAATTAATGTATATAACTTCTGAACATTTTTACATTGTGCGTGATGCACTTTAATTCCTCCTCTGAGATATCTCTATCTAGATTGTCAGCAATCAATTCTGCTGGCTTTTCGAATGAGAATGGTTCTTTTGTGAACTTATTCATATTCCAACCATGCACTATTGGAGCGCTTGTATCTACAGAGTGAATGTAATCCATTACATTTCTGTCATACTCCAAGAATTCAGATGCATTCTGACATCCTAATAAATGGAGTTTTTTATTCTCCAATCTACTATTGCGTCTCAAATACTCTAGGAAATCTTTTCTACCATTTCCATCAGACAATGTCTTGAAATTAATCCCCACAATGTCAATTCTGTTTTCTGTGCAGAAATAATCGAAGCACTCTACATATTCTTTTAATGTAGTTCCTTGAACCACAGCGAAGAATTTAGGTGTCGAAGCTGCTCCATACTTTTCTAAGTATTTGCGTACTGATGACATAGTTCCTCCCATATCTTGATACACATCTGGAATTACTAAGTGAGAAGGATTATACTCTTCACCTAATGCATGCAATATGTCGCTATCAATTGGATAACCTAATTCATAGCAGCTATTGTCCAGGATAGAGAAATCCGCTTCTTCCATCTTTACTTTATAGAAATCTGCATATGTTGAATCATAATGCCCCCCTCCCTCTATTAATAAGTGAGCTAATCCATAAGGATAGTCGTTTATTAAATCGTGTGCTTCAAAGAACATCTTCGGGATTTCGTGTGATACTTTAATCATTTTGATTCCCCCTCTTTTCTTTGTGCATCATTTTGGAATTGACCATCATACGTATTTAATACGATATTTGAGTCATGTGCATATACTTGACAAATTCTAGCACCTACTTCAATCTGAATTGGGTGTGCCACTACTATTACTGAACCTATATTTTCAGTTTCGAACCCAGCATCGAATACCGAGGAATGGAGTATTGTTCCATTTCTCAGTAAACTACTTCTCTGCCTTAACAACAACATTTTGTCATTTGGGATTTTACATCCCTGTTCGAAATCTACATTATAGGCACCTGGCTCTAAATGCCAAGTCATAGCCTGTGTCTCATTGTCTACCGATATATCCACATCAGCATACTTTACTAATTTAGTTTTCCCTTTCTTTGGGATAACTCCTACTTCTAGCATTCTTTGAATTCTGGAAACATTTAAGTCAATACCGTGTTGTGCGATATTTCCTTCATCGATATTCCCAGTAATAATGCCCTGTTCATATAATTCTCTACCTGTTATCATATCTCTAGTTATTATAGCGTGTTAATAAAATTCTCAAATTCAGCTCTTGCTAAATTATCGTTATCTAAGAATACACCTGTTAATTTAGATGTCTTCATAGTTGAGTTGTGCTTAATTCCTCTATGCGAGCAACAAGTGTGATTTGCAGATATTGAAACTGCTACACCTAAATTCCCCTCACATACCTTATCGATGTGTTTAGAGATTTGCTGCGTTAAGTTTTCTTGAACTTGTGGCCTTCTACTGTAGAATTCAACAATTCTGTTCAATTTTGATAACCCAATAATCTTTCCGTTTGGAGAAGGAATGTATGCCACATGAACTTCACCTGCGAATGCTAAGTGGTGGTGTGAACACATTGACTTCATTTCGATATTCCCTTGGAATACTAATCCATCATACTTTTCGATGTTATCGAAAGAAGTGATTTTCAGCTCCTCTTGGTAACGCCCCTTAATAAGGTCATTCACAAAAGATTTAGCTACTCTCCTTGGAGTGTCAGCACTATTTGGGTCATCTGCATGGTCAATACCTAATGCTGTCATGAACTCTGCATAGTGACTTGCAGCTTTTGTAATCATTGCTTCTCTTTCCTCTTCATTTAGAGGCATGTTGTGGTGTGCATGTTTCTTTTCCATTATACTCCTGTTGTTTGGTCCCAAACTTCTACTTGCATACGCGATGTAAAATTCACGCATTGGTCTATAGCTATTTGAGCGGTTAATTTATTGTTAATTAATAATTCTTTTAATGTTGAAGCTGGTGGCATTAGCCAAACCTTCTTTCTATCTATGAATGGCAAGAAGTCTTTTACAATCTCCTCCCATTGTTCTTGCCGTGAAATTACGAACTTAAAGATAACATTTCCCTGCTGACCTAAAGAATACAGCACATCTTTGTCATATCTAATTTTTCTGTCAATGCCTGAGTTAGATAATTTTGGGGAACAGTTTATCTGATTTACTGGAAAGTCAACTACTATTGTTCCATTTGTTTCTAGCTCAATGAATGGTGTGAAGTTGTGCTTGTTTCTAAACCACTCTAGGTAAGCTTTAATCTTTTTCTTCTGTAATAATGGCTCTCCGCCTGTTATTACTAAATGCGCTCCTTGATAAAGTCTTAACACCATCTTACCATCTAACACCTTTTCGAAAGGTACTTGACTTCCTTTTAGAAATACATTTGCCGTATCACAGAACCATTCTGCGTCGTCGACATCTTTTACTACTTCATCGATTTCACCCTTGACAAATCTATTGCCTTGTTTTTGTGTGAATCCGCATGTTAGGTTGCAACTCTTTAATCTTAAAAAGACTGAAGGTATTCCTACTGTCCTACCCTCTCCTTGTAGAGAATAGAATACTTCTGATACTGCTATCGTTTCGTTTTTCATTGATTTATTATTTATGCTGTTTCTAATTCTTCTTTTACGTTCCACTTACCAGCTTTCAATAGTTCGTGAATTTTATCTATCTTAATATGACCTTTTGTTTTTGTACTATAAGTGCTTTTAAACTTTTCCTCTTCAGGCATTCCCTCTTTCCAATCCCAATCCCTATCTCGACTTACTAAATGAACAATCATATCATTGTTGTGCTTGTTGATTTTTCCTTTTGGAAATTCAAGCTTCTCAATTCTACCGTATTCCCAATCTCTAAAGTAGTTATTAAATCTTAGGTCCTTCTCTAATACGAAAACATTGTCTTTAGCAACATGCTCGTTGATAGTATTCTCCCACTGCTCTTGTTTAAACTTACGTGCCTGCTCTTTGAATTCTTCCAAATTGATTTTCGATTCCTCTAAATCATTTACCTGTGACAATATCCCTCGACTATCTTGCAGAAGTTCTTCTTCGTTATCTCTAAATACCTCCGACATCTTCCCTAAAGCAATGCCTATATTAACATCAACCAGTCTGTCTCTTCCAGAACCGCTACTACCATAAGATAGTAACGGAATTGACACCTCGCCCTCCTTATTGAACACTACTGCGATTGTTGTTGTGCGATAATTACTGAAGGTTTCCTTATCTACGCTTTTTGAGAAATAGTATATTGTCGTACTCCTGTAGCTTTTCTCTACCACAAATTGTAAGTTATTATATCCACTTTTCATTAGCTTGGCTAGAAGTTCTCCTAGTAATTGGAACAGTTCTGCTATTTTCTCATCAGTTGTCTTGTTTTCTGCCTCAGCATATTCCAATCCCTTAGATAGGTTCTTCATATATTCCTCTGCCGACATCTCAACTATTTCTCCTACGAAATCTGTTAAGTCTTCAGTGTACTCACCACTAGCTGTTCTACCTACTATTTTATTTCCTTTCCTTTTTCCGTTAGGGTCTACTTTTGGGTCTAATGACCATTGCTTTGCAGAACTTAATGTTCCATATTCTTCTGTCCAACCACAACAATCTAGAACTACCAATTCACTTCCGTCACTTTTAATCCTAGTTCCTCTTCCGACAATCTGCAAATATAGTGTTAATGACTTAGTTGGTCTGGCACCTATAATACATCCTGTGTCGGGAAGGTCTACTCCCTCAGTAACCATTTCAACGTTGATTATGATTTGAACTTTCTTCTTTTCATAATCGCTAAATGCTTTTTCTATTTCCTGAGATGACTTAGTGGAGTCAATTTGTACTATTTTACTAGCCGCATATCCTCCATGCTTGATGAAACAATCCCTTAAGTCAGCTGCGTGAGCTAAATCTACTGCGAATGCAATAGCTTGTTTTTCTTCCCCAAACTTCTTGTAAGTATCTACTATGTATTCTAAGTATTTGGGTTGGCGCATGTATCCACTTAATTCAGTAGACTGATAATCATTGCTATTTTCCTTCACCTGTTCCTTTAACGATTCTTTGTCAATAGGCGATTGGAATGTTTTGTATTTCGATAAATATCCTTTTTGAATTAATGATGCAGTCGTTTCCGTAGAATTAACTAATGTTTGATAGTGCTTATCTAAACGTTTTCCATCTTTACGATATGGTGTTGCATCTACCCCTAAAAGTTTATGTGTTGGGTATGCCTCAACTAGTGCGGTTAATACCTTATCATAACTATTGGTTCTAGAATGACGTGCTTCATCTATAATAACCCTATCCCATTTTCTAAGGATTAGTTTTTCTAAACGTTTGTCATTTACTGCAGTTCGGATTGAAACTACTACTACAGGCGCATCTAAGTCTTCAGATTTCTGACCATATAATATACCTGTTTTGATACCTAAACCATTTAGTCTATCATGTAGCTGAGTTAAGAGCCTTTTCTTGTGTGCGAATATAAGTATTTGTTCTTTTGGGAACTTACTTACTAAATTTGTAAGTATTACACTTTTTCCACCTCCAGTAGGCAATTGATATAGAACTGAGCGAAATTCTTTCCACGCATTTTCTATGTTTTTAGTATCAGTTATCTGATAGTCTCTTAATTTAATGTCCGATTTTTTCATCCGTTGTTTCCGATTTTTGTCCGTTAATTCCTTTGAATACCTAAATATAAAAACTTTATTTCACATAAAATGATTTTATTTCAGTTTTTTTACTTTTCGTAGTAAATTCCTGAGTTTTTATCATTCTCATTGCATTCTACCTTAACAACTTTACATCTATTAGCATCTGTCTTAGACATCACTTCATTCATCTTTTCGAAGACTAATCTTGCAACACTTTCGGCACCCATCTTATCTAATACGATAAGTTTAAGAATACCCATTTGTTCCATTTGTTGAAAGATATCCAAATACGGGTCATCCTTCTCTACCATAGTTACGTGGTCAAACATACTGTTCATCCAAGTTTTTAGGCCATTCCCTCCACTTGGACTGTCTGCATCTTTAAAACCACCGAAGTCTACAATCCAGTTCATGTCATCTAGTTGCTGGTCTACATCTGGCTCATTGCTTTCAAACCATACTTTAAACTTAAATGCATATCCATGTAGCAACTCACAATGCGAGTGAGATGCTTTCCATTGTCTTAATGCAATTGAATAATTGTCGAAAATTTTTGTTGATTGATACATATACTATTTTTTTAATATTATTTAATTGGACAAGCTCCACCTTCACATCCTTCTACGTCGAAATCATCTTCGCTAACTTCTACTGATGTTATTGGTCTTACGCCTGATATTGCTTTTTCATATTCTTCTTTACTTATTGTCTCATAAGGTGCTTGGTCAAATCCATGCTCTGATTCTAATAAGAAACTTAGCGTCTTGAAGTTTTCTCCATAGTTCTCGTTCAAGTAGGTTTTGATTTCTGGTAAATCTTCTTTCTTGTAATAAACTGTGCAACTTACTGAATTATCAGACCATTCAGCCTGCATTCTTCTAATAACATCTAGCTGCTCTTTCCAATTAGATGTCGCCGCTACTGGAGTTCCTTCAGGTACGCTACATGGAAATTCTACCACCATTGTTGACTTATCTGTAGAGCCATCGAAATTTCTTTGTGGTTCTATATGATATCCATGTGACCTACATACTGCTAATAAACTACTGTTTGTTGCAATTCTTATTCTTCTTATATAATAAGGTCCTGCTGGATTCGGGTGTACTCCTGGAGTGACACCTGCCAATAGGCTTAATGTTCCACTTGGCTTTACTGTTGTTAATTTAATTGATTCAGGAAATCCATTTGCTGCTGAATATTCTTTGTCATATTCCCTTAACCATTCGTAAGTGGCTTTCAACCAACTTCTTTGCTCCTCTGTAGCCTGCAACACACCTGTTACACCAATTCCCATTCTCATATTAGCATTTACAATTGACTCTGTTTCCTTTAAGCTACAACTTAATGAAAGAGAATGTTTGTTTACTCTATACGATAATCCGACTACTGTCTTTAATTCTTCTGCACTTTCTATGTTTGGTAGGAAGATTTCTCCTAAGCAACATGTCTCGAAGTTATTTAATGACTGTTCTGCACATGGATTGTAAACCATTACATCTGGGTCTGGATATTCAGTTTCTCCTGCCCTACCTACTTTTCTAGATAATTCTAAGTTGATTAATCCATAAGGCTCGCCTTGCTCATAAGTATCCCAGAATTCTTGTGGTAGTGCATTTGCATCATCACATGCTACTGAGTTGTTACTCATATTTCTCCAATTTGGTATCTGACCTAAATCCCATCTTTTTGCTTTTAGGTAATCGATATCGTCAGAATCTCCTATTGCTAATTGAGCTGACCTTCTTACATTTCCTGATACAACTATTACGCCGATGATGTTCATAAGGTCTAGGCAATCAATTGGTCTTAGCTTTTGATTTGCTCTATTGTTTAATACCATATGAATCTGGTGTATCCCTTCGCATAAATCTTCTGGCCCTGATGCTAATCCACCGAATCCTTTAATTGGAGCTCCTTTTGAACGTACAAGCTGTGTCGAATACGTAAAACTCTCTCCTGTATAGAAATGTGCCTTTAGTACTTTCCCTAGTAATTTAATCCACCCTTCGCGTGTGTCAGGTACTATGAAGTCAGCATCTGCTGTATCTAATCTCCTAATCTTAATCTTCCTCTTTAATCTAGGCAATTGGTATACGTGCTCTTTTTGAATATTGTATCCAACTCCAGAACCTAACATTAACATTTCCATTGTCCATGTGAAAGGTCTTATTGGAGAGTCTACTACTACCCCTGCACAATTCTGTAATGAAGGTAATCCTAATTTGTCTACTGTCTTAGTTCCTAGCTGCCACATGAATCTACCTGCTACTGACCATTTGAGTTGCATTCTTGTGTTGAAGTAAGTTTCCTTCTCTTCATCACTAAACTTCAAATTAAGTTGTTTCTCACATGCATTGATTTCTCTTTCAACTATCTGATAAAATTCCTCTGTAGGAGAATTAGCATCTGATTCTTTGATTCTTCTAGCATAGGTTCTCTTCATTGTGATGTAGCCAATGCCTCCCCAAGGAGTTGTTTGTTCTCTATTCATTTGATTTGAAATTTTTTAATTTATACTATTTTTACCTTCGTAGACTTATTTGTTTGTAGTATGTTACATTGTCTAAATGTATCGTACTTTATTTCCCCAGCAATGAACATTATCTTATCTTTGTTGTTCAATATCTGTTCCTTATACTCAGGCCATATTTCAGCCCACATTATAACGGTTACCATATTATTATTACAATCTAGTGTAATCATGGCGAAAGGACCTTTGACACTCTTTCTTTCCATTACTTCATATATAACCCCACCAATACATTTTTTGATACCTCTTGAGTTATCATCTAATATGTAATCTTCTGATACGAAGTTTTCTTGAAGCCCTGTTGAGTGATACAGTTTAGTGTAATCTATATACCCTAGTCCACATAGCTGTTTTTGTTTCAAGGTGAAGAAATAACTTTTCCAGCTTACGTCATCATTGAATTCTTCAGGCACATCACTATCTGTTAGTGCACAAAACTCTTTGATTATACTAAATCTTTTTTCTGGTTGTGTTGAATCTATCTTGTAAATCTGGTCAAACGCTCCGCACAAAATAAGGTTTAAAATTACTCTTTTATTTACCACTCTTTTCTCAACTCGCCCGAAGAAATCTTCCAAGGAAAGGAAATCTCCTCCTAATTCTCTTTCTGACATTATTGCCACAGATGCTTTCTCGCTAATAAATTTAACGGAAGTTAGTGACCAATATATGGTGTTTGTTTTGGTGTCGCTTGTGTATCCAGGCTGCGAATAATTTACATCTGGTGGCGATATCTTTATTGGAGATGTCTTTTGAATCTCATTTATTCTAAAGGGTACTTTGTCTACATCTGAATATTCCAATGAAGTTATCCAGAACTGTAAAGGGTAATTGTATTTGAACCATTGACAGTAGTATCCTGTGAAAGCATATGCTGTTGCGTGAGACCTGTTAAATGCATATGAAGCGAAACTTTCTAGGTTGTTCCATAATTTGATTGCATCTATCTTATTATATCCCTTACTAATCGCACTTGTAACAAATTGGTCTTGGTAATTCTTTAGGTATTCGATATTCTTCTTACCCATCGCACGCCTTACATCATCTGCTTCAGCTAAACTAAATCCCCCAATTGCCACACAGATACTCATTACCTGCTCTTGATATACTATATTGGAATAGGTTGGTTCTGTTATTTCCTGAGTACCCAATAAGTATTCAGGGTAATCTTCTCCATTCTTAATCTTAGCATATTTCTTGTGAGCCCCAATTTCCATCGGTCCTGGTCTATATAGTGCTACTGTTGCAATTAAATCTTCTATGTTGTCAGGCATTAATGTTTGACAATATCCTTTTAATCCTGCTGCACCGAATTGGAACACATCCTCATTTAATCCTTGTCTAAATAAGTCATAAACTGGTTCTTGGTCTAATGGTACTTTTTCAAAGTCGATTACTTTATTGCAATCTTGTTTTATCAAGTCAATGATGCATTGGAATTTTTCTAGTTGCTTAATTCCTAAGATATCTGCTTTTAAGAATCCTGCTGCATCTATATAGTAACCTTCCCATTCTGTAATTAATACATCGTCTACCTTTTTAATTGGCATCCATGTATACATATTTCTACTGTTTCCGTATTGGTCTTCTTTTGGTGCAATTACCACCCCTGCAGCGTGAATTGATTGTGTCTTTGGTGATGCGAGACATGTCGGTATTAAATTTATCCAGCTTAAGTTCTTTTGGATAAAGGCTTTTAATCTCGGTGTCGTCATTGCTTGCCTGAATAAATCCGTAAATGAAGATTCTGGGTCTATCATTGTTGTGAAGTAATTCAGTTCTTGTGGAGATATTCCTTTTTGCCTCCCCAAGTCTTTTATTACAGCTCTCATCTTTAGAGTTGCATATGTACCAATTGAAGTTACATACTCAGGTTGATATCTTTGCTCTATATATCTTTTGATTTCATCTCTTCTGTTTCCAGGGAAATCCATATCAATATCGGGTGCTGAACTTTCTAGACGAGACTCATTTAAGAACCTTTCGAAGATTAAGTCATATTCTATTGGGTCTACTTTTACTAGCCCCAATAAATATGCCACTAATGACCCAGCTGCTGAACCCCTTCCCACTCCTGACATTATGCCTTGAGTATCACACCATGCCACTATATCCCATAGTACTAGGAAATAATCTAAGAAGCCACCTTTCTTTAATACTGATACTTCTTTGTCAATTCTTTCCCAATAAACATCGTGGTCTTCAATCTTATCATCGATTCTTGTCATTCCCTTATCTATCAAATCCCAGAAAAGGTCTTCATTTGTATCGAACTCTTCTTGTTCTAATTCTGATAGTTCATATTGAGGTAAATGGAATACTCCTGTTTCAATAGTGAAATCACATACTTCTTTAATTATCTGTAAACTCTCTAACCCTTTTTCTATTAATGTATCCAATCTATCATCTGATTCCTTGAACAATGGAATTGCCTGACAAAAGATGTCATCTGTTGATTTGAAATATTGGTCTGCAGATTGATTGTAGAAGTTGGTTTTTCCAATTTTATTCAATACGTGTCTGATTGAATGGTCTTCTGTATCTAAGTAATAGCTATCACAAATTATCACTGGCTCTAAAACGTCCATGAAATTGTCTAGATAGTTTCTAAGATTTAATAAGTGCTCTTTATCCTTTTCATCTGAAAGGTATTCCACAGTATCGAATTGAAAATATATGTATTCGAAACTTGCTTTCAATTCTTTGATGTGTCTTGGCCCTAGATGAGCTGTCACACACACTAGATGCTCTGATAATTCTAATAGCCTGTTTAGCTCTATGAATTTCTCTTCACAATTGTGTACGTTAACTTCTGAATTGATTAAAAGTAGGTTTTTCCACCCAGCCTCATTCTGAACATATAGCTTTACTAGAAATTCTGCGTGAGTTTTTGAATCTCTTACTAGAACTTCTTCACCTATGATATAATTCATTCCCTTTTTCTCACATGCCATTTGAAAGGCTAATGTTCCAGATAGGGTGCTCGTTTCACATAATCCTAATGTATCTATTCCTAAGAATTGTGCTTTCTTAATCCAATCTTCATAGTCACGACTTCCATTACACAAGTCGTATTTACCATGAACACCTAAATATGGAAAGTCAAATTTGTCTTGTAATTTGGCTTCACCTATATATTTGAATGGAGTAAGGGTTATTTCAGCGTCATCGATTAGGCTGTAGTACCATTTTCCTCCGAAGCAGAATAAGTAGTTTTCAATTCTGTGTTGTGAGATTAATGAGCCTTCATTTCGACTTACTAATAGATTGAAATTCTCGTCAAATAGAACTTCATTTTTGCTCTCTATGATGATGAAAGACCTTTCACACACCTTTATTAGAGAAGAATTTTTCCCGATAAGGGACCAATCGAGCTTATTCAGCTCGCACCAATTTTCGATTTTCATTTTACCAATTTTTAAAATATACGAGTCACTTTCTCCATAGACATCAAGTATTCCTTGTTGTTTATTTTGACTAAGACTTTTCTTTCTTCTATATCATTCTTGACTACAACTCCTTCTTCAATTCCTTTATCATCAAAGAAAACTTTCACTGGAGATTCCTTGTAGTAGTAATTCCATAAATCCCAATATTCCTGCTGAGCTTTAACTTCTTTTGAAGTATAGTAGAAATGCGGGTACCCTTTTTCTCTGAAAACTTTTTCAGTATATTCTTCCTCTATCTTCTTATGGTCAAAGATGCTTGGAAGGGAGTTCTTCTTTGCTATATCAACAATCTTCTTTTTCTTACCTTCGGATACTTTACTCCAATATTCTTTCAAATGTGGTTTTAAATATATCTTTGCTCTTAATTGGCATACGATGTATTCTTCTTGAAGAACATCGAACAATTCTGTTACACTTAATTTTCTACTCATACTCATCCCCTAAAAATATAAAAAATTTACTTCAGTTTAATAATGTTTAGCTTTTTTCTGTAAAAATCTACAGGACTAAAGCGCTTTTCCATGCTTTTCTGCATTTCTTTCTCGTTAATGTCGCCTGGGTCCTTCCCTTCTGGCGGTAAAATTATAGTTACTTTTCCAAATTCCTGCTCTAACTTGAAAGCATGGTTTTGAATAACCCCTATCACATCTGCTTCATAAAACAATATAATGTGCTTTATGTCGAACATTTTCATCTTCAGAATCTGATAAACAGATACTTTGGCTCCAAATGTACAGCAACATTTTATCTTATCTTGGTGGTCAAGTTTTAATAACTTGTCTACGCCGACCTTATCTAAAATCCCCTCTACTAATATAAGGGTATCAGTTTCTTCTGTAATTTCTTCTATGCCCCCTAATAACTTAGCAAAGTTGGATTTGGAGTTCTTGTACTTTGGTTCTATATCCTTATTTGTTCCTCTCCCCAGAAACCCTTTAGTCTCCCCATCTTCTTCAATTAGGAAAATTACCCTATCTCTATATTGTTTATCTAGAGTTGTTGTTCCTACCACATATTTATCAAAGTTGGTGAAACCTCTATTTTCTAGATACTCGTTTGCCTTTACTCTTCTGAATCCTATTGGTGGGCTCACTTTTGGTGTCTCTAAATCATAATCCTCTTCACCACCAGGCTTTTTACCTAATTCTATTTCTAGCTGCTCGCCTAATTTTATTACCTCTTCTTTTAGTAAATCCTCTCTACCTATTTTCCTAAGTAGTTTGAAGATATTGCCTGTTTCTCCACACTGACTTTTCCTGAAGCATCCAAATAAGTGGTTATCTTTTGTTGATATCCCAAATTCATTTCCTCCACAGTATGGGCATTCTCCATAGACATTACTTTTGGTATTGTCTAATCGGCCTCCACCAATTAATGATTTTAATATGTCATTCTCTAGTTTCATTTAGATACTTGTTTGGTTTCTTCATTCCAGAATGATTCTAGTGTTCTCTTACTATCATAAAATCTACTATTACGCATAGATTGAAATATCCTAAAGGTTTGTCCTGACCTATACTTTCTAAATTTATCATTGAATAGCCTCATTACTCCTGCCTCATATTCATCAGTTGTCTGATTTAATGTTACGAAATAACTAAATGGCTTTAAAGCACCCTTAAATTCACTAATGTCACTTCGTGTCATTACGTAATCTGGATTATTCCATTTGTCTGGCTTAATATCATTGGCTTGAGTTGCAGTTGCTGTGGCGACTTTAAATTCAGTTGCAATGTTGGTTATTTTGTTAGCTATATCTTCCCTTCTTTTTCTCTCACCTGTTTCACTATTAAAATACTTACCTCTTGATGTGAAGATTTCCAGGTAATCAAACAGTACTAGGTGCACTTTTCCATTTGCCTTCTCTATATCTATCAGATGCTCCCTTGCATCATCTATTGACATGTTGTCAAACTGTTCTGATGCCACTACATATATCTCTCCTTTTTTATTCAAGATATCTTCGCGTACTTTTTTAATACTCGTTTTCTTGCTTGAAGGAATGTTTCCTAATTCCATTTCCTCTAAATCAACTGAGGTCCATCCAGCATCATATGCATCCAGTGCTTCTCTTTCTGTCCCCTCTGCCTGAAAATGTACTACTCTATATCCTAATCTAGCAGCATGAAGACCTAGCCATCTTAATAATGTTGATTTTCCTACTCCTGACCTTGCCAAGAATAATGCAGATGTTCCTGATGAAAGACCTCCTCTTGTATAATGGTCAAAAGGGTGTATTCCTGTTGGCACTTTTGCTTTATCTATATTGGCAGCACCTAATCTTCTTTCCGCTTGCCTTTCCTCGAATTGTTCGAATACTCTTGAATGAACATCTTTCTTGAAATTGAATAAGAATATCTCCTCGCTTTCTTTAGCTAGTAATTCAATGGCTTCTTCTGTTTTTTCTTGGTTATATAAGGTACCCACTTTTTTGTATAGTTCCTTAAACCTCATTTCCTTTAGAAAGGATTCGAGCTGATTGATAATCATATCCCTCTTATCCGTTACTCTGCAGGCTTTCATCTTAACCAGTATTGCCTCTGCATCTGTATCCCCTTTTACCCTTTCACTTAATACACCTATTGTGGGGATTACTTCTTCTAACTCATATACGTGAGTTATTTGCTGCCAGACCTTTTGGTGTGCGTCTGTTGGCAGAAAGTTATTTTTTAAGTTTTCTAGCCCTAGCTCCAGTACAGTTTTACTAACTATACACGACTTGTAGAACTCTATTATGAAATCTTCCGATAATTGCATTTATTTTCTTTTAAACCTATGATGAAATATTTGTGGATATCTTTTTTCGAGAATATCCTTACATGTTGTTTTTTCTTTGCATGATAAACAGTGCACTGACCTAGAACTGTATAGAGTAGTGTTTTCTAAACAATGCGTAAGTTGTCGCTCTGTATTTGTGAATCTAGCCTTTTCCAGTTCCTCGTGCTTTAAAAGGTCGTGTCGTTCTTCTCTGACCTCTTTAATTAGATTTAAAGCTTCACCTCTTGGGACTTTTGTCTTCTCTATTAATGTCGAAGTAAATGTATAATCAAAGTCGGTGTTTCTATCTAACCATCTTTTGAAAGCTTTCGGGCCTATTATATAAGCCATAACTACTCTCCCACTATATGCTGAGATATCTAGTTCGCTCCAATATGCGAATTGGAATGTGAAGTATGTAACTATGAATTGGTCACCTATTGATTCTAAGGTGTATTTCTTATCTAGAGTTAACAAGAATTTATCTATCTGCTTGTGAGCACTCTCGGATGCCGAGTAGATATATGACTCGTTATTGTAGAGTCTCCGATAGAATAGCTCATAGAGAGCAATAATCTTGTTTTTCATTTTCCGATGTTTTTAACTTACTAGACCCTAAAGATAAACAAATTTTAGATAAAATAAACAAATTTTATGTAAAACTTTTATTTATTTTCAGAAACCTATATAGAACTTGAGTCAGATGCTGAATCTGAAGCTGAATCTGAAGCTGATGCTGAATTCGACGCCGAACTAGAAACACTTTCTTGCTCTGTCCATGAAATATCAATCTGTACGTTATCTTCCGTCTCGACTACTACTTCATTATCATAATCCTCTACCAGCTCATCGCATGGCTTGGCTTTAGCACCTTCTGCATTTAAGTCAAACTTTCTAAGGAACCAAATTCCTAATACTGCATCTGGTTCCAATGAACCTAAGTCTAATGACAATCCGTCTTCTAATACAATGAATTCTGCATTTAAAGGTTTTGCGTATTGACTTGGTACTTTCTCAAATACATAGTCTTGACAATTATCTACTGCAGGTAATACTAATGCTATTTCAAACTGTGATATGATGTCTTCGTTCAGATAGGCCTTTAACTCTATATTATCTACTGTGTACCCTAAAGTGTTTTTAAGGGCTAGTAATCTATATTGGTTGTTAGATTCTGTGTTTAATGAGATGCTTGAAAATACCTCATTTAAAATATCATTGGGTACAATGCTACTACTAACGTATCCGCCTACTGATAATCTTGCTACTGTTTGAATTCCATCAGCCACTGCTGAATTTGTGTATGTAAATCTCATATTCCTATTAATATATTTTTGCTGTAAATGTTGTATTGGCTACGAATACTGTTGCGGGTATATCGGTTATCGCCTCTACTTCTAAAGTACTCCCTGCGGTATAGCTACTAATGAAAGCTGAGATGCTAACAAGATGTGCTGCCCCGTCATTCTCGACAGTTTGGTTTCCGTTGTGGATAACTACTCCGTCTTTCTTTATCCTATATGTTATTACATAGTAAGTACCACCTCCACCATTTGTTGGGGCAATGTGTGAGGAGAAATTAACCTCTACCTTTCCTGACCTATGTGGAAAGGGTGCGTATGCGGCTATTTGTGTGACTGCTGTACTCGCAATGCTGGTTCTGTTGGGGTACGAAAGGCCAGATATTTCTACAGCAGGTATGTTGTTCATTTTTGCTATAATCCAGGAAGCTCCGTTCCAGGTAGCTCTTATGTATAGACCTTCTTCTGAATTCTCTATAAAATGCATCTCCTCTGTTGTAAATTCTTTTAGCGCGCTATATCCAGAATCGACTATGCTAAAAACCTTGCCGTCTAGAGTTAATTCTTGGTTGATGTGAATTATAAAGTAATTGCCATTAACTAATCCATCTGCGAGCACTATTCTCTTGGTATTGTTTAGTGTAAAAGCCGGTCCTGATATGTACTGGTATTGCTTACTAACCCCAACTGTCAGTGTTGTATCGTTTGGGGATGTAGCCAGTGCGAATGTGTTTGTTCCCAATAAATCTCCTAAATCAATAGCGGCGATTTGATTAACATATGCGTCATCCTTTATTGTTAGTATGATTTGATTAGAGGTGTATAGCTTTATATATCCACCTGCCACGTTCTGTGCATAACTGTTTGTAGATACCACACCTAATAAATCACCGTTACTATCGAATGCTTTTTCTGTATAAAGACCGTGAGTGGTATCTGCTAGCATGTTTAGCGAAGCTGAGTACTCATTGTTTTTCTTGTATCTATATCTAATTCCGTACTGACACGTGTCTGCATAAGCAAGTGCTCTACATAAACCGCTTTGGTCTGCTATCGGGAAGCTAAACACCTCTCTAGCTGTTGTAGGTTGGCCTGCTACTGGCGTTACATGGTCTACTGAATCTTGAGCCCATGGAATTAATTCAATTTCGATTTCCTCTGCATTTGGAACTAATATTAATGTTCCTGGGTTAATAGTAACACCTCCATCATCAGAAACCTTATCTATATCTAGCCTATCTAACTTAAGATTTACTTGACCTCCACTACTACTGGTTGACGTAGCCACTGTTGAATAACTACCATCTTCCCAATATAAAAGCCATCCGTCGAAATCCCCTGTAGCTGCATATGAAATATCTTTATATCTACCACCAGAGCCACCTGAAAGTGTTACTTGGTTTAGTTCTGAGCTTATAGAAAAGTTCTCAGATTTTATACCCCATGAAATATCTATTATGTTATATGCCCTTGTTGAGTTAGGGTGGTCATATCTTATGCGCTCGACACCGAATGCATTATTAACTGTTTTATCAACATTACTTAGGTAGTAGTTGGCTCTTGTCGTCCACACCTCTGTTCTTTTGTCTTGAACATACATATCAGCACCATCATTCTTAACCCTAGCTAAGTAAAATTCCTCTCCTGATATTTTTGCAGGCTCATCACCTGGAGCTCCCGTTTCCTCTACCAAGGTAAGCGTACATCCATCATATTGAAAAATGTTTTTCTCATCTTCTGTTGGCACAGCATCTGGAGCGAATGTTCCAACTACTGAAAGCATGAGGTCTGACTCTGGAGTGAAGAATCCTTGTAAGATTGCGTTCTGGTCATCTATTACTTCTAACACATCATACTCTATAGTATTGTGTGCTGAATTTAAGAATTTAACTCTTGCAGGAAAATATGGCTGTCCTCTCAATATGGTTGTGAGCTCTGCTGAAGTATCTCCAACCAAGTTTCCGCTAGCATCTATCGAAAAGTTACCTAATTCCATAGAAGTATACTCATGCTTTATTTTTACCCAGTACCACGTACTATCTGCAGGTACAGCAATATTACTTGTTGCTTTTCTGTAAATAGTTAATCCGCTATTGTTTATAGCTTCAATTGGCTCATGTGAAATTGTAAGACCTACTCCTGGAGTTACTTTTCCATTATTGAATTGATTAACAACAGCTCTTTGTTCTGTAAAGTACTGTCTATCTACTAATCCAAAGGTTAATGTATTATCTAGCAAGAATTGTCTAAATCCTTTTTCATCTAATGACTTACGGAATCTATCTAATTCTGCTTTTTCTAAAAATAATCCTGGTGCGAATTTTGTATACATTTTCTATGTTTTAAATTGTAATATTAATATTTATCTTTCTTGTATTCTAAAGAAACTGCTTAACTCAGCTGTTATATTACTTGTTCCTGTGTTGTTTCTTGCCTGCAAATATAGGTAGTCATTCTTATCTAAAGTTACTGCTGTAAGTATATTAAAGTAAGCGACATCTCTACCACCTTGTAAATTGTTTACTACTCTTGTTTGAGTTGTGTACTCTAGCTCTACAAAGGCACTGTCTGAATCATCCCATTTTCTAAATTTAATACTTACAGAATTATTGGCTGTGCTCTCTAAAACTACTTGAGCAGATACTTCAAATTCTCTGGGGGTAGACCCTAGGTGTCTTAATTGACCTGGGGCGGGTGAGTCGAAGTGCTGTAAATCTAAATCTGTCCAAGTTAGGGCATTCATAGTCTCCCATGTAGAAACAACGGTTATGACTGTTGTCGCCTCTGAATCTACGGTTGAGTTCCCCCCTACATAAGTATTAGGCAGTCCGTTATTACCTTTCCAATCACAGGGTATATCCCCTGCCGCTAAATTAGGCACTATGTTTGTATCATCTGCATCATAGACTCCACCCCTTGTGATTTCCGCACCACGAAATTGTATAGTGGATGGATTTGGAAAATTAGAGGGTTGAAAATCCATAAACGCAGCAAGTGCGGGTAGGTCTATGTTTATATCTGTAAGAAATCTACTGTTCATTTGAAATGAGGTTCCTTCTTTAAATAAAGGTTCAGTCATTGCCCCTGATAAACTTCTAACTAGTGAAGTTGTAATTCTATAACCACCTAACCAGGTGCCGTGTAATGTTAAACTTGGGCTGCCGCCAAACCTTCCCGTCCCAGACTCTAACCCTTGTCTGTAATTGTATAGGTCACCTAGAGATGTGCAATCTATATAATTGACTCTGATAAACTCGAAGGCGTTAAAACCCGTATCATCGTATAATGCATATACCTTAGAAGTTGTCCCTGTTACGCTAACATAATAATCTGAGCCCAGTAAATTTCCAGAGCCAAAACCATCTCCACCAACGCTCTGTGAAATGAACATAGTGTAATTATTTTCACTGGATATTAAACCGCTTAAATCAAAGCCATATCCTTTGATGGTCATTCCTGCGGCAGGAACTGTTATCTGAGTGGTTCCTAAATCAATGATACCGTCTAGGAAGTATTCTTTTGTGCTGTCTATTGTACCACCTAAAGCTGTGGCAGCGTTGGCTTGTGTTACGACTATTCTATTTTCTAGTAGAGCTTCCTCGAGGCCTGTGATAGTGGACGCAGCTTGTGTCCCTGTGTGATTGGCTCTATCTAACAAATCTCCGTCTAGGGAGTTTGCTGTAGCCCCAGTCTCGATGCTATCTAACTTACTTAATAATGCGTTTGTAAAATCATTTGCAGACAATTCCTTTCCGAAGACTGTGTTAACTTTAGCTGCAAGAAACGCATCCATCTCTGCTTTTGTATATGCATCTCCTGAGCCGACAGACCATGTTGTGCCATCTGCCTGTAGGGTATATGTTTCGTCCTCACCAGTCACATATACTCTCATCCCTGGGTATTTTGTTACAATCGCGTTCCTCTCTGCTGCATCTGCAACTATGTGCTTTAATGTAACTGAGTCAAGAAAGTCTTGTAAAAAGGTGTTCAGAATAGGTCCGGTAATCTCTTTGTTCCCATTCTCCTTTATTTTATTAGCTAGCTCGCTAATTAGTACTTCATATGCTTTGTTCGACATCTCGTTTATGTTTTAAAGTCATCATTAAAGTCTTCGTTAAAGCTTCCAATCGCTGCAGTATCTGCCTCGGCTTCTGTAAGACCTAACATGATGTTGTTAAATGTACAGTCATAAGGTAATAGGAATTTTCTCATTGTTTCCCTTATTTTCTCATCACTATATCGCCCATTCCTATTTTTTAACCAGATATGAATGAAATTTGGTGTCTGTATAAAACCGTGACTATATGGTGTAGAAACTGGCTTTATTTTTATGTCCCAAATAAACAGTTCTCCTCCGACACTATTCTCGTTATCTAAAACAATGTAGGGTATGATGTAATTTGCATTGCTCTTGAATCTCAAATTACTTCCGCTACCTAAACTATTCTCTAGCGTTCTATCTAGCTCATCCGTTGGAATTACTTCCCAGTACTCAGTTGCTAGCGCAGGGCTAGTTCCATTTACTGTTTCTTTAATACATCTGTAATAAATATTACCTAAAGATACGATTTCTCCTTGTTCATAGAAATTAAATTCAGAGAAAATTGAGTACTTATTGTAATTAAATATCATTCCCCTTATATAAAGATACTTGTCATCTCTCTGTAGCTCTATTTTTTCAAGGAAGAAGTCGTTGTCATCTTGTGTCTTAATATCTTGCAGGCTGACTAGATTTCCATACGAATTGAAAGAGAAACACCCGAAAGATAAATTTCCTCGACCAAGGCCTAGGCTCTCACTCACACTTTCACTCGAATCCTCTCCTTGCTTTACTACAAATGTTATTTCATAATCTAACTGAGGGTCTATTTTTATAGCCTTGTCGAAATCTAAATCACCCACACCCGCTACTTCACCTCCAGTAACATTACTGATGTGCATTACCTGCTTTCCTTCATCTGTTATTATATCACAGTTTTGTGAATTAAGCATTGGGTATACCAAGAGACTTTCTATGTCCTGAGAATCTTCATATGACTTATTACATGAGTTCTGATTAGACATCCCACCATACATTGGAGATGAGTTCCCTATGTTCCACCCAAGTTTTTCTGGTTTACTCAAACAGAAGATGAATTCATCTACTATACTGTAACATATTAATCTAAGTAATTCTCCATCTACATGCCTTACTTTTACACTTGAGGTAGAAGAGCCTGAAATTGATTCTGATGTTGACACACTCTCGTCTGGGCAGTCATTTATGAATCCTACATTACTCTTCTCCTTTATTACCTGGACCGTTCCCCTTTTTCTTATTTCATCATAGTAGTTCTGCATCAAATAATACAACTCTGCATATCCTATGTCGTCACAGAAGAATAGATTTCTCTGGTTTAAATAATTTTTCAATAATTCCTCATCCGCATAGAACTCACTGAAAGTTCTCGCTAGGCAAACAAATAATGCAAAGTAGTGTGTTACTGACCTCCAGAAATCTATGAAATCCCTGTCCTCGCTATTATCATCCCCCTTTCCTCTCTCTACGTATTTTGCTAATATTCCTTGTTTATATAATTTTTCCAGGACATTAATCGACCAATTCAGCGAACACATATTGTTGCATCCAAAATAATCGCTGTACATAGATGCATCATATGCTTCTCCACACAATACCTCGACGAAGTCTCCGTCTAATGTTACTGAATTAAATAATAATGACCCGCTATTATCTATACCTGTTCTTTGATATACGTATTCAATTACTAGTGAGTCTGTTGGGTTTATTACTATCCCTTGTACGTTTTCTGTTGTTAGAGCTAAGTATTCTGAGAAATTAATACCATCTACGCTATATCTGAATGCCTTTTGAAAATAATTATCACCTGTCTCCCCAGAAACATTGTCTGTGAATGATAATAGTGTTACGATACCTATAATCGGGACCTCGGTCTTTATTATAAGAACATCGCCTAGCTCTGTTGCTCTATTTTCAATTACAGCCATATTATCCCTCTATTAACTTTTCGCATTGACCGAAAATAAGTATTGGCTGAGTTTCACCCAAACAATCTTTGATTTTAACGATATCTTCTGTTAAGATATCAATTTCACCTTCTGCGCTACTAATAGTTAGCCAGAGTCTGTACCTAATTCTCTTTTCTTCTTTTGTTAGTGGCTTGGCTGCTGTTTCTACTAATAAAGATTCGCATATTGCGTCTCCTAATGTCTTAGCTATCTTCTTGTCTTCTATTTCAACTACTGTTGGTTCTCCATTTGGGGCTTTTAAAAAGCTTTTGTCATCTTTTAACACTAAACACCTCACGCTCTTACCTATCTCCTTCCCCTCTGCATCCTTTAACTTTACATCTACATCTATTTTTGCCATCCTATAATTTTAATTATTTAGGTAAAAATACTAAATCTTTTTCGAATATTCTTCTAAACCCCAGAATCTCCTGTTATAGTCCAGCCCCCTGAGACTAAATTATCTCTAGCAACGTCTGCGGCTCCACCTAAGGTGTAGGTCAGACCTGTTACGTCAATTGAGGCGATGGCTTGATGTGTTCCAGCCTCCCATCCTATTAATGTAGCATCGTAATTTGCTGTAGACATTCCACAGTTTTTTAATAGATTTCCGAAGTTTGTTACCCCAGTAATATCCCACGCAGCCAGGCTTTGGTTAAATGCTGTACACGCCTCGAAGATACCTGTTGGTGCTGTTGTTCCAGAAAAATCCCAGTTGCTGACATCTTGATTGAATGCTACACAGCCATACATCATAGATGTCCAGAATTGGAATCCGCTTGTATCCCAGCTATTCATTGGCTGATTGAAGGTGTCACACGACATGAACATATAATCTACCCTATCTACCCCTGACATATCCCAATTATCAACGGGTCCGTTAAAACGAGCGCAGCTTCTAAACATATGGTTAGTATCTGCGCCTGATAAGAATATTGGCGCATCTGTATAAGTGTGTTCCATATTAACACAACCTCTAAAGGCAAGTGTCATTACCTTCCAGGGGTCTGTTCCCCAATTATCGATTGACATTACTTTCTCCTTGTCACCCCCGTTATTGAAATATATAGAGTTCATCTGCCCTGTAACAGATATTTGGTAAGTTCCTGATGAGCTATATACGTGCTCTAATTCACCCTGATTCCATACAGTAATCGTATCTGTATTCCCATCTCCCCAATCTATATCAAAGCTGTATGCACCTCCGCTATTTAGAGGCAGTATAAAAGTATCGTTTGCACTACCTGCCTGAGTAGTGTCCACTGTCATCATAAAGGGCGTGCTCCCTCCTGCTGTTAAGAAATGTGGTGTGTGAAACATTATGCGAAGTTTTGTACGTTATTAGCATAGTAGTTAGTTCCATCGTAATACAATGTTACTATGTCATAGTAGTTGTTTGTTGCTGTAATATCTAATGTAACTGGAGATGTTTCGCCTGGAAACTTAACTAGAGCAGGGAAGATAACATCTCTTGCTGTTGCACCTTGCTTGAATTTTATTAAATACGTAGCACCTGCTTTTGGATTTGAGAATGTTAATTCCACATCTGCTGTAGCACTACCTAAATCTATGTCTACACTATTCCCATCATCCCAATCAATCGCTTGCTCTGCACCTACAGGTGTTTTTGTTCCTTGTGGGTCTGAATATGCCTGGCCTGTTGTTCTGAAGCCTTGTTTTGTGTGAAGCTGACCTGTTGAATCGTAAATTCTCGCCCTATCTGTATCACCTGTCATTAAAATAAGGTCATGCTCTGTTGTGGTCCCCATCCAGGCTTGGTCACCACTCCAGATAGCTATACCTGCAGCAACTGTTCCTTCTGTTGCTGAAATAATATAACCATCTCCAGGAATTACCACTTGTAACTTAGGCACATAAATACTTGCTGGATAGGCAGGGTCAATGTTGTATGGGTCATTACTTCCTATTGCAACTAAATCATTAGCGCTGTCTATTGTAACCAAACCTGCTTCAAAGAACATTTGGTCTTGAACTAAGATATTTTGCAGTGTCGGAACTGTAGCCCCGTTATTCGCTACACTAAATATTCCATTCCCATCATGAGCGGTAATATCATCTACTGTTGCAACGACTACTCCGTTTATGGTAAATGTGTTTGCTTCTAAGCTAATTGACTGCGCAGCATCGTCAAGAACTATTGTTGTGCTGTTTCCTGATGCATCGAAATCACCTACAGTTACTATTAGGTCTGGTGTTGCTCTACTACCACTCTCTTCATACCCCTCTCTTGCACTAACCAAAGTTTCCCACTGACCTGAATCTGTGTTATAGAAGTATGGCTGAGAATCACCTAGATTATGCCATATCTGATAGATGTTGTTCGGAGCTGTAGTTCCTACGAACATAGCTTGAACCAACCCTAAATTTTTACTTGTCTTTGCCATCTTTTAACCTTTATATATTAAATACCCATCTACAATCGAGTAGCCTTTTAATTCACAACTTGCTCCTGTTATTACCAATTCACCAAGCCCATTCAGAGTGACATCTATTTCAGAAGGCATGTTCTTTGCTTGAATAACAAGCTGACCTTCGATGTAAGAAACCCCATCTTGATTCCCTATTACATTAAATATGTCTGAACTTACAATATTAGGATATGATTGGTCATCATATTCTGTAATTATACCTATACTAGACCCAGACTTTGAGAATGATGTTGTATTTGATATGTATTTTGTTTCAGCCATTAAATTGTTGTAAGTACTGTCTGTTGTAATGAGAAGTCAGCCACGTTCGGATAAAATTCTGCATTAACACCACCTTGTAAGTCTATTACTATTGCGCCATCTAGATTCAACATTCTGAATCCTCTTAGTCTTGGTAATTTATTTCTATATGTTGCCACATCATTGTTTGGATAGAAGAATTGGTCGGGTACGTTCTTAACACCCCTAACGTTCTTTACTATCTGAAGTAACTCATCCCATTCTACTTTTTGAGCTCCAGGCTGCCAATATCTGAAATCCATGTATTTCGCAATAGCTATTTGGATGTCTTTTCTGATAGTATCTATACTTATATCCTGCCTTGTCTCAGCTCTAAAAGAAACATCTATGTATTGCCATTCGATATTCTTTAATTCAATTCCTTGACTGTTTCTCCCGTAAGGCTTTAATTCTGTAAGTGAGAAATATTGACCGCCTTGGTCTAACAGTGCATCTAATTCATTTTGATTTAGGTCAATTCCATTCTGTGTGACAATAGCTAGTGTTAATTTACCATCATTACTTATTCCTTGATAAAACACTCTAAGAACATTGCTATTTATTTTCATAAATATTTGCTCTAACATAGAAATTGTTCTATTTGCACTTATATTATTTCCTTCTTTTATTCTAGCTCTAAATATTGAATCAGTCTCAACATCTCTTCCGAACTGAGCGTAGTATTCATTAACTACGTAATCGTGTCCAGTTGGCTCAGGAGATACTTTTGTAATTGTATTTGGTTCTACGTTTGTTTTTTCACCAACATCCACACTTCTTACTTTGGCGTAAGAAAATCCTTCATCTCCAATAGTTACTGATTCTTCTAATGTAAATTGAATACCACTTTTACTTTCGAAAGTATGTACCCCTGCAATATATTCTGTATCTACAGCCCCAACTACTAATACTGAAGTAGATGACTCGCTTGCTCCGAAACGAGAAGACACACCAAAATTATCTGCTACTTGGTCTAATTGGTCTCCTGTTGCTAGGTCTGGAAAGAGTTTACTCATTGCCAAAACAATATCCTTCTCTGCTTTCCCTGAAACTTTCGCTACACCATAAGCATGTGCATTTAATACACTATTGTCAGATACCTTACTAACCTTATCGGTTTTATTCAATAAGGTCTGCATGTAAATCTGCTTGCGGCTCTCTACTGTTGTTGGTCTTATATTTAACTCACCCATTACTTTTAAATTTTAATAAAATTAAAGAAAAAAAATTAAACTATTGAGGTATTCAGCTTCTGAATATCTCCTAGCCTACCTTCCACTTCATATTGAATATGAATAGCGTCAGCATCTCTGCTGAAATCCAGTACTCTCATTGAGCTTATTGTATCGTCTGTTTTAAACGTTTCCGTTAACTGCCTTAGTAGCGTTGGGAAATTTAAGTAATTAACATTACTTCCTACAATTAGCTTTTCATTGTAACCTTGAGATGGGAACTCTGGATTGTCTTCTTTTTTCAATTGGATTAATATATCAACTGCCTGCATGAAAGTATCAAGAGGGTCTAAGATAACTATGTCGTTGTCAACGAATGTTAGCTTTTTTGCTATATCTTTTCCATATATATTGTTTCCACTTAACTTATCCACTACAGCTCTTACTGTTAATGAGAAAGAGCTTCTGAATGAAACATTTAAAAAAGCACCCCCTTCCGGAGTGTAATCTTCTTCAGTTAAGTTATTCTTTTTTGCCACATCAGCCCAACCATCATCCCAATTACTATATCCCAACTCTCTTCTGGCTAGCTGCTCTAGTGTCTGACCTTGCTTTAACACAACCTCTGCTTCTGGGTCTGTGGAGAAATTAACGGTGCTTTCTACACTTCGAAACCATTTGGCTGATTGATTAGCAGTCTCCAATACATTTAGACTATCTTCAATCTGCTCTATAAATGACCACCATCTGTAGTTTGTGAACTTTCCGGTATTACGGTTTATTAATTCAAGTATCTCCTTGACATCTCGAGTTAACCTTTTTAAGTTAGCAAATGACTCTGTGTCTACATTATTAGTCTCCCCTTTATAGTAAGATATCACTCTTGGGTGGTTTGTCTCTAGGAACTGACTAAAATTACTGAAGTATTCCCTGATATCATATCTGGTTATCTTCTCGAATTCATCTAATATGTTATTTGGTGCAGCCATCTTATAATTTCAATAGGTCTTTTGTTTTACCTAAGGCTACATTTGCTGCGCCTTGTACTACTTTTGCTGCCGCCAGGCTTGAAGATAATGATTTTGCACTCCTCCCTCCAACTATCGAATCCATAGAACCTAATCCCTTTATTGTCATAGTATAATTCCATATACCATTACTACTCATATCCTGCTTAAATGTTAGGTTGGTGCATTTCATGAGATAGTTATTACCTAGAGCTAAATTATATAGGTAAAATGAGTAGGGTTTGTTATATTGGTCTAAAGACGTTGACTTGTCAACCATAGTCTGTAGTAACTTAATACACCCATAGCCTGACTTTATTTTTGAATTGAACACACTCTTCTTAAAGGCATCTGCTGCCTTATTGGTGCTAAAGGCACCTGATTTAGATGAATATGATAGCGCACCGAAGTCGATTAACTCTCCTCCGATTAAGAATTTAAGCTTCCTACCAAAGCTACCACTCATCACTATATCTACTGGGTCGAAAGTATTTGAATCTATCGTGACCACACCGCCCATTGTTTTTACAATAGAGGTGTTAGCCTTAGATACTTCTTCGAAGTTTGTCGGATTAATAGGGAATATGAAATATTCCTCTGTTTCTCCTTTTGAATTAACTAGCTCTAATGCGAAGACATATAGTTCGAAGTCATTTGGGTATAACCCATTCAGGCCTACTTTTCCAAGTACGCCTAATTTAGTTACAAACTGTTTCTTTACAAATTCTAGAGACATCCTTATTATCCTTAATTATATGTGATTGACGGAGTTTGCCCTAAGGCTGTTTTCTTGAAGAAACAGTTATTACTCCTCTCCTTCTTCTTCTGTCTCCTCTTCTTCTTCTTCGCTCTTCTCTACCTCTTCTTCCTCTTCTTCCTCTTCGGCTTTTTCCATTTCTTCATCAGAAGCTTCACCTTTCTCAACTAATTCGTAAGAATAAGAACCTAACTCACCTGTTCTTTCAAGTGTCATGTTTGATTCAGACTTTTCTAAACGACTAGCTATCTGTGCATCTAGTTGTTCGAATGCTGTAGTCAATACACCTTCAGTAACTTCTTCAGATTTAGCAAACCCTTCATTACATTGAGATGCAATACGGTTAGCTTGCTCTGCTAATACTTCCTCTGGAGTTTGTGCTCCTTTGTAAGATTTTTCTAAAAGTGTACCTCTATAAGAATCAAGAGATACGATGTTGTTTTTACTTTCGCTCATTGGTTATAAGTTTATTTTTGATAAAGATAACAAAAACCTTTCTTTTAAGGCCTTGTTTGTTTTTTTAAGATATAACATAAGTTTATCTAAGCATCATCCCCATCATCATCAGGGAGATTCTCCTCATCAGGTAAGTACTCGGGAATTATCTTATCTATTTCTCGATGTAGTTGTTTTTTACACCCTGCTGCTATACCTATACTTATGTTCATATCTAATAGCGCAGCTAGTGCTGTTGCTATGTCGATTGGTAGCTGAACGAGTCCTGCTACAATTGCCGCTGCCGCATTGACCGCTGCTGTGGTTGCGTCCTGGATTGCTTTTTTAGTTTCCTTAATCTTTGTCTTTAAATCCAATGTCTCGTTTACCACTCTACACTCTTCCATCTTAGCATCTAAGTCTGGATAGGCATCTCTCACTTCTTGAGTAACACCTTCATTCTTTTTTCCATCACCGAACCAGATTCTGGTCATTTTTCGGCTTCCCATCTTAGGGTTCATTGTAACCCCAAATAGTTTTTTAGTTTCTATACTCATAGTCCTACAAATGTTGTTTCACTTATTCCTATATCTTCAAATTGCTGTAATTTGGTTGCACCATCACTTTTAGCATATAACACCCTTCTGTCTCCGTTCAAGAAGAGTTCTTTCTCTCCTACATCTACTGTACAACCTTCTTCAGATAATTCAATCTCGGCCACTCCCGCTTTTAATATAAGGTTGCCGTCATCTGTTGCATCTATTGTTATCCCCCCAGCATCGTCTATTGTTACCTTCTTGCCGCTAGCTGTGTTGATTACTACCTCACCTTTTTTTAATTCTACTTTATTCTTAAATTCGTCTACATATTCGAAGCCATCTCCTTTTGTGTAATTTATAGAAGCGAGCGTATCTTCGTCTCCTATTGTTAGGTTAAAAGAGTTTTCCGCTGATATGTTTATATCATTTGTAGTAACTACATTGATATCCCCTTGAGAATTGACATTTACCTCAGCTGTCTGCGATTTGTTTGATGCTATTATATTAATCCTACCCCTTCCCTGATTGTGGTTCACAATGAGGTTTAAATCGCTATTCTTTCCATTCCCTGAAACTTCCACGAAACCGAACTTACTATCTCTCCTAAAACTAAACTCATTTTCATTTAGATTTACAAACTCGTTGTTCTTATTTATGGTTCCAACTATTACAGGTTGATTCTTCTTTGGAATATTAACCCAAAAAACGATACTCCCTAGCCCTTTCGAGGATTTTGGGAATACTATCCTATCAATAGCTTCTTTTGTTATTAGGACATCATCTAGAGTACCTCCGTCATCCAATGCAACGGATATTGCGCCTTTTCTGTAGACACTCCTGATATAAGCAGCTCTATCTGTATCTAGTGGTAAAGTGATATACCCTATCCCCGCAGCATTACGTTTACTTATTCCTTTTGTTGATACTGTTTTTTCCATCATAATTAAAAGAATTTAGGTTGAGCACCTCCCCAAGGCCTTCTCGGTGGCGCTGGATTAGCTGCTTTTAATCCTGGTACTGAGCAGAATTGTTTTTTCTTTAAAAAGAAGCAGAATACTTCAGGGTTTACTTTCCAATCGGCTAACATCTTATTTGCATCTGAATACCCTTGCTCTGCCTGAAGGAATTTATCATCATCTATTTCTGTGTTCACTATATTGAAGTATGAATGATTAACACCATTTAATTCAACTCCCTCTATAAAGTCCTCTACCATCCCTCTCGATAATTCAAGTGTTGTTGTTCTTGATACAGAATCTCCTGATATTGCAGATGAATTAGATACTGACTCTACGTAAAATATCTCTCTCGTTGATTTTAATCTTACAAATGTACCTCTTTTAAATAACCTATTCCCTATCACAGTTATAGACCCAGACCTTATGAATGGATTATATGCATTGGATTCAATCATGAATTTAAGGTCCAATATTCCTTGCTTTATAAAATATCCTGTTGGAAGCTTTGCATTCTTGTCTACTACCGGAAAATATGGTACATAGTTAGTTGTAAGGTCTAATGGCTTACTTCCCCATATATCTGCATATTCCTTAAAGTATATTGCCTTTAGGTAAGCGAATGCCATACTGTCTGCCTGACCTGCTATTAAATTCTGCGGTGTCAGCCTGTACCATGAATAGATTTGATTAGTTAACCCATAACTAAGGCTGTCACTAATTACATCGCTGTCATCTATTTCCATTACAAGTGACCTTTCCTCTATTACTGCAGCCTCTTCTTCTCCTACAGGTGTTTCCGTTTGGGTTGTTTCTCCCTCACCTGAAGGACTACCTACTGCCTCATATGCAGTTGTTTGCTCTACCAATACATCTTGGTCTGCTAACATACTGGTCATTCCTTTTTTATCAAAGGGTGGTTTTCTTATTGAAATATAATATTGGTCTCCATATGTATCGAACATCATCTCTACAAATGGTTCTTGTGCTATCTTTCGAAGCGCATTCATTAAACTTCCCTGCTCGTTACCTATACTACTATCTACTACTCTCCTGTTTCTCACATTATCATCTACGAGTAACTTAATGATTTGCCATATACCTTTAGTTAACTTCAATTCATCTTTAACAACTGACTCATTTGCTGTTTCAATCTGCTTTAAGTGAGAATACATTCTCTGCATAGCTTGTTGACCAAATTCATTAAGGTCTTGAAACTTCTTTGGTAATTCAATAGCTCTTATTGATTTTCCTCTTTTTCTCAGTGCAGCTATTTCATCTTGGAAGTCAGCAAGTTCAGCTGTTAGCTCATCATGTCTTATCTTTTGCTTTATCTGAAGGTCAGAGGCTAAATTCCCTCCTGTTGCCAATGCAGCATCTGTTTCGAATACCTGACTCTTTTGGAAAGTACCTGACTCTAAGTTCTTATTCAGCTCATCATTCAAGAAGTCTTGTAATGCCTTCCCTGCGTACTTATCCACTTCTGGTTCCTCTACTTTCTCCTTACTGTCAATTTGGAGTTCTTTAATTATCAGATTGTCATTAACCTTCCCCTTTATCACTTTCTGCTTCGCTTTGATTCTAGCAATCTTTTTTTCGAGGCCTGTTAGGAAGTCTTTTCTCTCTTGGTCATTTATAACATTACCATTACCATCTCTCCACGCTCTTTTTCCCTTATACAATCTATTCCCGAAGAATGCAGGGAGTGTATCTGCCTTTATCTTAGCTGAACCAAATGTTGTTGCACCCCATCCTACTAATTTGTTTTCTTTTTCAGTAATGTTCCCTTTCTTCTTGTTTTCCTTTACAAATTTAAGTAACTGATTGTATAAAGAATTTGTCTTAGGTGGGTTAGTTATTTTCTCCACACCTATACTTTGTTCAAGAAGTTCTTTGATTTCAGTTATATTGATATCTCTATCCTCAATTTGCTTTTGTTTCTCTACTAGCGATTTTCTTGAAGTATAAAATTTTCTACTTCTTCTATCCTTGTATTCTAAGTCCTCTATGTCTTGACTGTTCGCATAACTCTCAAATAAGTCATCAGAGGTTATTTTTATAGTCGACAACGCATTCATCACGAACTTAAATGTATTATCTATTGTCTTGAACCCTAATTGGAATCTACTCTTTAATTGTCCGTCATATCGCTCCAATCTATCACCATCATTCTCATTTGCGAAAATACCATCATCTATGTAATCAAAAGGGTAGAAATAAACTCCATCTTCTATAAAAAGCTTAGATAAATCCCTTCCACTAACGTTTATTGAAACATCTATATTTTCACCCGATGATGATAAAGTGTTGCTATCTACCAACCCAATCATATCATAAGTCTTTCCAGCTAGCTCAGATTTTGGTACTTGAAATGTTCTTTCTGGATTCTCTCTATCTGTTTCTAGGTCTAATTTCTCATACCTTATAAAGATAACATCATTCTCCTGTATTGTGTGGTGAAAGAAATAATCATTTCTTTGCAACTCTTCACTTAATTGCTTATAAAAACCACCACTGCTTATAAAACCAGAATCAGTGAATTTTATATTAGGGTCTAATTCCCATCCGCTACCATTACATTCAGTTGTAACGCCAGCTATATCCATACTCCAATTTCCTCCGTTAGCACCCACTGATGTTTTTATGTTCTTTACGAAAGGTGTGATGTCTAATAAAACATCTGTGTATTCACATTCATCATTCTTAGATAAAGCCCTACTCCACACCCAAACAGATAATGAATTAAAGACTTCTCTTACCGAATGAGCTTTTGTTGCTGACTTAAACTTATATGTTCTCTCGTATCTAGGGTCTTTTAATAAGTAATAAAGTTGAGACGCCATGAATTGACTAAAGGTTCTAAAATCAACTACTTGATTTGTATCTAGTTTCTTTAGCTCCCTATCTACTTTTGTCAGAGGCAGTATTAGCTCTGTACCTATTTTCAAAGGTAATTGGCCTATTGCTAGTACGTTCTTCTCTGTTAGTTCTGCGATTGTTTCTGAGTAATCAGATTTCTCTCTTGACGAATAAAGTTGAAGTACCTTATCTATGTTTTTATTACCCAATTCATCTTCGAAATTAATTAATTCGAATATGTCTATCCCATGCCCGATTGAAGCTCCATCTGTAACGAAATCTATTAAGGTTTCGACTGAAGAGTCCCTATGTGGGTGCTTGTGATATGATTCTTTACTATTTGGCATATTATCTATTATTAACTATCTACTGTATCGTTACCAAAGAAACTTGGCATTTCGATACCTAAAGCCTTACTCATTGAGAAATTGGCTTCTTTACCTTGCATTGTGTTTATAATTCCATTTCCTATCTCCTCTCCGATAGAACCACCATATTCCTTCATCACACCACCAACTTCTACTGCGAACTGCCTACCTACTTCTAGCATACCAGCTCCAGCCCCAGAAACGAATGCATCTGATACTGCTGCTTTTTGCTTATCTCTTTTGGATGTATTTCTACTACCCATTTTTTGTAAATCTAATTTATCTGTAAGTTCGTCATTTGAACCTGCGAAGTCATCAAAGGTTGTTGGGTCTGCTTGGAATTGTTCTACTAATTTCCTAGTAGCACCTGCACCCAATCCTAATCTAGCTTTAGTTGCCATCAGCATTCCTTCTCCCCCTCCAGTTTCCTTTTCTAATTGTTTTAATGTTTCAGATAAGAATCCTTCTTGAGAAATACCCTTTTCTTGCATCTCCATCATCTCAAACATACTTCCACCTGGATTCATCTTAGACAACACTTGCATGTTTCTAGCTTGTTGGAAGTCATTTCCTGGGCCAGCTAATGCACCTGAAATCTGCTGTATTCTCCCACCTGCTCTAGCGTCACCAAAACTTCCACCTACTTCTTTAAAGGCAGATATGATTCCTGTGGCTACGTTAGGGTCTGTTGTTTCCATTACCTCTGACTGTTTTGATACAAGAGAGTTTTGTAATTGGAGTATTTCTTGGAACTGTGTTGTGTCTCCTTCTGAAATAAACCCCTTTTCCTTCATTGTATTGTATACAGTCGATACATTTGTACCTAAATCACCCCCATCTTGCATTCTTTGGTTTTTCAACATCTCTGTTAAAGTACCTCTATCTAATGAAAAGGCTCTTTCTGCCCCCATAAAGTCTTTTGTGTTCTTCTTATACCCCTCTCCAGAACCTAAGGCTGTAACTACTTGCTCGGCTATAGGCATTGTTTCTGCGATTGAGTATCCCATGTTTTGAGCAGAGAACATTCTGGTTTTACCACCCATTCGACCTCTCAATCCATGCATTCCTGTTTGAGCTGCATAACTTTCATTCTGAGACCTACCAACAGCACCACCTAATGCATCACCTATAATAGGTATTCCTTTTAATGCATCCGCAAAGAATTGTTCCCCTGATTCTGCACCTGCCATAGCACCACCTACTTGACTTATCTTCCCAACTAACCCTTTTACCATTTCAGCACCAAGTATAGCGCCGAACATTGATTGTTGCTGTTGTGTTTCAGGACTCTTCTGCCCAAGCATCTCAGACTGTTGAGATAACTTTAATATTTCCTCTGGAGAGTATTTTGAAGAAAGAGAATCTGCATCATCTTCAGCAGCTGCTTTTCTAAACTCTGACACCTGCTTTATAACACCCTCTTTATCGGCTGCCATTTCTTTCATCGCAGTTAAAGAAATCTCCTCCTTAACACTCTTTAATCCCTCGACAACCTTATCTAAGTCTTTTATCCTTACATCACTAGCGCCAAGCTCTTTATTCAATCCCTTGTTTAACCCCTTTATCTGGGCAGCCCCTGCAGTTTTGGATATACTTCCGCTTGACGTAGCCTTCTCTATTCTACGCTTCTCTATTTCAAAGGTCTTGATGAGTGTTTCTTGCTCTTGCCTCAGAGCAGCCATATTGGCTTGGGTAGCTTTTGTTTGAAGCTTTATGTATTCGGTCTGTTGTTTTGTAGACAAAGATAGTTTGGTTGCCTCGTTTAAGACATTCTTGTAATAATCCTTGTTTATCTTGTCAGCCTCCATCATGGCCCCTTTAAGACCAGATACATCACCTCCAAATTTTACCGTTTTATTATCACCCATCAGTTTCGTTATTTAATTTCCCGACATCCAAATTATCGAATATGTCCTCTAATTCGCTCTCTATAGCCTGGACACACTCTTCTCTTAAAATACCGTTCTTCTTATAAGCCTCAGCTAATTGCTTCTCTTCAGCAACCTCATCTAGGAGTTCTTTAAACATCCTATCCTCTAAAGAATCTAGGTAAACATCGATTTGGTTAACCTTACGATGTTCTTCCGAACCAAAAGCTATATTGTGCTTCTGCCTATATACCCTGTCATACGGAAAAGTGTTGTTCCATAAGACAATCGTTTGCCTTAGGTTTAACATTACTTCTCACCTACCTTATCTAATAAGTGGTACCATGAATTCATCCATGGAAGGATTTTTTCAAGGTAAATGTTTATCAAAATGGTCATGTCTTTCATTTCCATTTCAGAGTAGCTTGCTACATTTAATGTTTTAAGTAACTCTGGACACAAGATAGTTAAATGAGAAATTGTATCAATAGAGAATTGAGCTAATTTGTCACCTAATAATGTTGTGTTTGATATTCTATTGTAGTTACCATTAGATAACTGTACTTTCAATATAGCCAAATCCATCATTTGACCTGTATTGGGGAACTCTAAATCATAATCTGTTCCTTTGTAGTTGATGCTAATTACACGACTTGGTGTATCATCTTTTTCTTCTTTCTTAACTGTTTCCGACATATCTATATAAATTTTCTATAAAAATAAGGATTTTTTCCATAAAAAAAGAGCCTAGCAGGCTCTTTAATTACTTTTGTATGTTATAAAACTCTTATTAAGCGCTCTTAGTAACTGGATATAAGTACTTGAAAGACTGATTTCTACCAGCAACGTTTCCTTCGTTGATACTAACATTGTCACTTTCAATGAACATTCCCCTTACTGTTGCGTAAGGAATTGCTTTTGGTTTAATTAACTTTGTGTTTGGGTCAATTACATCTGCAAGCTTCTTGAATACGTCAATATCCACACCTAAATCATTAAGAACAAGTTGGTCCTCAAAATTCTCTTGGTTATTACCTGATGCAATCTGAGATAAGATATTAGAACCAAATACTCTTTCTATTGCATCTGTAACTCCAGATGTTTCATAGTTTACTTCCCAGAAGCTACATGAAACAGTCCCTGACCATTTGATAACAGCAAATTCATCTGAAAAGATACTTCCTAATCCTTTAGACACATCTATTCTTCCGATAGTCTCGTTAATAGATACATCTTTCATTTTACCAATTGCCTGTCCTCTCATCTTGATTATTGCAATCGCTCCTGTTAAAACTTTATTGTCAGCCATCTTATGTGTTTTTTATTTTATTATTAATTATTATACGTTTACTGTAAATCCTGTGAAGAATAAGAAACTTATTTCACTGTTTGGTGTAAACTTGTATGTTACGCAATATGCATCTTGTTCTCTTTCAACAGTGATGTCTTGGAATCCAAGGATTAGATTATCTGAACTTGGAGAAGCTATCTTTCTTAATAAATATCCCTCAATCCATGTCTTAACATCTAATTCAGATAACGTATTTCTGTTAACTCCATTAGGGTCTTTTAATAATTGTGCTTTTGCATTAACAATTATCTCTTTATTCAACTGTCTTGTAATTCTCTTAATTTGTTTAGAGTGGATTGTTCCATCATCATTAATCAAGAAGTCATTTTTCTGTAAAGAATTAACTCCTTTTACGATATCGAAACTAGGTCCTTCTAACCTAGACACTAATAATCCTGCATCTAATGCAGCAACTACCTCTTTGTCATTTAATGTGTGAACCTCTCCATCTATCTTGATATTCTTGAACGTAAGAGGTACTTGAGGCTCTAATCCAGCTTCTCTACCAAGTAAGGCTGCTGCTTTGTAATAAGAGTCATAGACCTTAAATCCTGTCCCCACACTTCTAGATGCTATCTTTACACCACCATGAACTACTGTTACGTGGTCATTGTCATAAAACAATGCAGTTGCTTTAGAGAACTCAAATCCACCTATATCACTTCCTGCAGCAATATAAAGCTCTGGCTTGAATACGCTGTTGTCTACGATGTGAGTAAGTATCTTGAAGTTGTTAGCTGACTGTGCATCACTATCTCCCCAGTCATCTGCGAAAATAAAGCTAATGTTTACATCAGCAATCTCATCTAATACTTTTGTTAAGTTAGCTGTAGAGTAAACTTCTGTTCCTCCTGTTGCTAGATTATAATTTAAGTTACCTGCAAGGTCATAGTCATCTACCGAACCATCTCCTGCTACAGTGTTAGATTTTAATTTGAAGTGCGTGTTAAATACATAATCACCTTCCATCCAAGTGAATAACTCAGTCATGTCGTTAAACTCAGGTGTCGTTAAAATTAACTGTGGTAATGCATCTGCTTGCGTAATTCCATTAAAAGGTGTTCCGTTTTGGTCCAACCCTGTATATGTCCCTTTGTAAAATTTCAATACGAATTTGGTTGCATCTACTTCACCTGCTTCCATTAAGGCAGCAACTCCTGTTGATAACTCACCGTTAAATAAAACTCCATTCCCAACTAATCCTTCATCCCTCATCTGTAGTGTGAAGTCACCTCCATTAACTACACTCTCACTTCCATCACCATCTCCTGTGAAAGAATAAGATAATTCGGCTGGAACTGTTGTTGCAGCTCTAACATAAAGTACTTTTGATACCCCATCAACACCTGCTCCTGCAGGAGAAAATAATGGGTCTGCTAACAGATTCCAAACACCACCTTTTGTGTGGCTCTTCATCTCCTCAGTATCTGACAATATGTATATAGACCCTTTTCCAGACTCTAATGTACCATCGATACCAGAACCTCCACCATAACCTGCACCACTTCCTGTGTCTATTATTAATGTAGTTCCGAAATCTAAATCCAATGGAGGGTTTTTCTGTCCTGACTTAATTGTAGAACGCACTCCTGGTATAGTTACTATCTTTCCGTTAAAATTGAATTTTGTACTCATTCGTCTTATTTTTAAGTTTTACTTATTTAATCAATTACTTTTTTGTCCTTACAAACCTGAATCCAGTTGTCGTAAGAATCTTTTGTTTTTCCAAAGCATCTTTCTAAGTATTTTATAGAAACTCTGTCTAATTTATATAAATTACCGAACTCATACGCGGTAAATGCCTTTATTTCCTCTACAACCTCTTCTTTTTTGACTTCTACCGCTTTAGTTGCCTTAGCTATTTCGATGTCTTCCCACACCTCAATCTTGTCTAATAAGTCATTTCTTTTGTCATTTCTAGTAAAAGAGATGTTCTTCTCTCTACAGAATGCTTTCATTTCTCTTATGTTCTTGAACTTTTCCATATTAGCCTGTTGTAAAATATTGAATAAAAATAAGGATATTAATACGTATATGATTTAATAACTTATTTTTTTATATACACAAATTTTATTTTACTCAAAAGCTTTGAGTGCTTCGTGTTCTGAGACGAGCTTTGTTATATCAGTTGTTGTGTATTCTTTTCCCGGCTCTATTGTAAATGTGAGCCCTTTTTCATGGGTATAAACACTGCCTCCTTTTTCTTTGAAATAAATAGAGACTCTCACTACATTAGCTACCCAATCATAATTAACATTTGATATGGTTAGCTCTGGATTGTTTAATGTTATCCCTTCTTCGATATCTATATACGTTATTCCTGTTGCTTTCATGTTTTTTATTTTAAAAGTGCACCCTTATTTGATGATAGTACCAATTGTTTGTTTTTGGTGTAAAAGATAAAATGCCATTTGAGGAGAAATGCCTCGCCCTTGTGGGCGTTACTCTGCTTGTTGTGCTTGTATATTGTGTCCTATTACCTCCCATCCACATTATATTGATACTGTATAGATTGCCATCTGAATTAAAAATGCTTAATAATTCGTTACTATTGGGTAAATACCAGCCCCCATAACCATCCTGTGTACTACTTAGACAGCTATCAATAGCATTATTCCAATTACTTTTTACACTTGTAGTTGTACTCTTACTGTAGTACCATCCTAAGCCTGTTAGATTATCAATAATATACCTGTCTGTATTCCAATCTGGGATATCTACATAATTATCAACAGTCGTTGCGTTTCCACCTGTATCTGTAAATCTTAAATAATTACCAAATTCGTTTGGGTGTAGGAGCGTGAACCAATTGGCGCCTAATTCTTGCTCGTATAGAGGATTAACAGGGTCAGCAGGATAGGGCATATTGACCTGCCTCCAGTAATCATCTCCAACTCTATACTGTAAGGTCTGGCCTGTATTATTTGGCCTTTTGTATTTTATCCCTGCTTTCACTGGAGTTGGTATTGCAACAATGTCTTCCATTGAGGGGATGCTTGTTGTTGTTCCATCTGAATCTGTGAAGTTGATATTCGGTAAGTCATGGTCCTCTAGCGTATCTACTGAGTAACTATTATTGTAATTACTAATATTAATTGGTACAGGTGTCGGTATGGGTGTGCACACCATTGGTGTCTGCGCTGGGAGTATAACTATATTCCCATCTGAATCTGTATGGTTTATGTCTTTTAATACAAAGATATCTCCTGAGCCTATATCTTTTGCATAGGTCGAATCACTATTTTCTATAGTAGCATCTGAACATGCAGGTGGTAAGCATACTCCCTCTGGCAGTACCTTAGCTAAAGGAATAACCTCTTCCCTTCCTGTTGGAGGCTCACTTAATACAGAGAACTTAGTACAGATTTGCTGTATTATGTCTTCTGGGAATAAACTTTCTACTGTTACTTCGTATTCAAGGGCTAATCCTATTGCTCTCATGAAAATATGGGTCGGTACAATAGTGTTCATGTTTTGAATATCCCTTCCGCTTAATTTGATATTTTCTAACCCCACCATATTAAAATGGTCAATCACAGGAATTAGTATTCCTCTTAGAAGGTGATATATCATTACTACCTCATTTGAATTATCACTTGTGACAACCAATTGGTATTGTGTTGAAAATCTTCTTGTGTAATTTGGTTTCTGTTGGTCTTCACCACCCATTCCCTTTACTTCTTGATACCCCCTATATCCCTCATCCAATGACAATCCATCCTTATCTGATTGCTCAGCAGGTAATGTAATGTGTATTGTTGGGATATTTGCTCTCTCCATATTGAAGAAAACATTAACATCTAGAAATCTAGGATTATCAGGCTTTGCTAGAAAAACTGTTTTTGCTTGTTCAAAGAAGTTGTATCTTTGTAAGTTATTATCTCCACAGATTCTAAAAAGCAGAGTATCTTCCTCATTATCGAAGTTGTCGAAGTCTGTTCTTATGAACTCCAGTATTGCCTTTACTGCATTAAATATCTGTATTTCTGGTACTAATACTCCCATCTTTTAAAATCCTAATGTATCTAATATTTTATTCACTGCATGATTTAACTCAGCCTCTGCATTTTGCTCGAAGCTACTTAATGCCCTTCCAGCTAGATTATGAGTATCTATCCCAGGATGTGTCCAACTATCATCCAAACTCTTGTCTGACACTTTCCTGAAGCTCATATACATACTTTGGTCTGTCTTACTATCCCTTACCTTAATAACTCCCTCATAGATGCTTTTGAATGCTTTTGATTCCGGCACTTCTCCTTGGGCGTTAGTGTTGGGTGTCTTGTATTCAGCAGGTATCTCTCCTATCTGTAATCCAGAACTTCTTCTACCCCCACCAGGAACATCTATATTTGTTTTCTTGTTCTTAACAATGCTATATATGTCCTTTGGCATTTTATTTGAAAACACTGAGCTTTCACCTATTGAGCCTGGGGTTGAGTGTCTAAATGGAATTGTTAAATACCATCCACCATCTGCTTTTAATTTCTTTTTTGAGGATTTTCTAAACCCTTCTTTCAAATCAAATGCTGATGCACCTTCTTCTA